GATATAGCTTTATCAAATAATCTAAATTGGTCCATTTTACCTGACCATTCGTTGATTGAACTATTTGGTGTTTTTCCTATTTGGTAGTTATAACCATTATCAAAAGTAGTATTTGTAGTAGAACCTGAACCTAAACTTGAGCCATCAAGATATACAGTATATGTCCCTGCATCCATAGAAACTGCTAAATGATGCCAAGTATTAGTAGTAAAAGCACCTGAAGAGCCAAATTCTACGGTTCCATTATTTCCGTCAGGATTTACTTCAATTTTACCTGTATCTCTAATCATAACATACAAGTCTTGTGAAGTTGAATTCCAATTACCAAAAACCCATCTGTAAGAAGTAGATAAATTATCTAAATAAAGCCAAACAGAAAAACTAAACGTATTAGTAAGTTTATCAATAGGTATTGTAATATAACTACTACTCCCATTAAATACAGCACCTCTATTTATATACCCACCTATACGTTGTGTACCTCCGTTACCTGTATAGAGAACAGTATTGAAGTTTTCAGATGCAAAAGTATTAGCTTCTCCTCCAGTTGCTACGGGTCCTGCGTTTATTAATTTTTTACCAAGCATTAATCTAAGTTTATGCTATACACAACTACAGCGCTTTTTTCTGTTAAAGCGTTGATTTCATTTTCTTTTGTTTCTACAGCAGATAATATTGCTGCTCTGTCTGTTGTAACGGATTCTGGAACTGCTGTACCGCCGTTTAAGGCTCTAAGTATATACCAATCAGTATCAGCTAATTTGGAGTGAGCAGAGGCTTTTAAATTAGATATTTTACTTGCCTTCATTTCATCAAGTGTAGCGTCCCATGTTTTATCACTTTTAGTGTATGTGTAAACAGTATTGGCTGAGTCAAAGAATATATCGCTCAAATCATGGATAGCTGAGTTGTATCCTTCTGGCAGCACCACGTCAAACAATCCTGCAGACTTAAGTGCAGCAGCGCTCATTGCTTGAGCATTCAAATGTGTCCCGTTAGACCCATATAATACTTTAGGTACACCCTCGTACACCTTTATAGTTCCGTTTTTATTTATTGCTTTCTTCCCCATGATTATACTGCTTGCTTACTAATTGTTGCCCATTGTTCTGTAGCCCCGTTTGTCGATGCTATCTGAATAAGATTACTGACTGTTCCGTCATATGTTCCAGAGATAACCTTTACAGATGAAGGCAAGGTTAATACATAACTTCCTGTTAGTACAAGATCCTTTACCATACCTGTTGATACATTTGAAAATGTCAAAGTTGTATCTGCTGTTAATGTTTTTGTAAATACTTGTGCAGAGCTAAAGTCAACGTCACTTGCAGATATTGCTGCTGCGGTTGTAAATTCAGCTCCAAGCTTGTCATATGATACAGCGTCATCATTTAGTACTGCTGCGGTTACTTTAGTTAATGCCATTTTTTATTTTTTAATCTGTTATTAAATCCCAGCTTGTAGTTGTTTCATTCCACTCGTATTGTTGCCCGTCATCTGGATATGCAACTGGTGCCTCCCATAAGCAAGTGGTTTCATTTAGTGTCCAGCTATCATATGGTTTTGGTGGGATAAAAGCATCACGAGTTTCATCGTATGTATATCCTATTCCAGCATAGTTTTTTCTAAAGGCAACGCCACCACCAGAATGTACTCCACCAGATGTATTATAAGAAGTTCTTTTACAAACTTGCTCTCTAATATTTCCGTAGTGGATTTCCCAGTTTGTTGGTCCATCCGTTTCGTCTTTACCTACTATTACTTCAGTAACTACGTTTGCCATGTTTAAAAATGCGTAATGCGCCATTGTTTTATTTATTTATTGTTTTATGCTGTTCCAAATGTTATTGTTCCTGTTCCCGCTGTGAATACTGATACTTTATCTGATCCCTCTGTAAATGGTGAACTGCTTGCTTCAGTTATTCCAGAACCTACTGTAATTGTATAATCACTTGGGTAACGTAATATTACTACACCAGAGCCACCTTGACCGCCCGCTGGGCTGATGCCACCATCAGTAGAACCTCCAGAGCCACCACCTCCAGTATTAGGTGTTCCGTTATTACCATTGGCGTCATTAGGTGGGGAATCGGCACCTCCACCAAGTCCTCCACTTGCACCCACATTATGGAATGTAGTACCTCCAGCACCACCTCCAGCAAAGTAAACATTTGATCCCGAAACCTCTCCTACTGATGCAGATGTAGCGTTTGTAGTAGAAATTATATTAACAGCTAATCCAACACCTCCAGTGCCACCAGTTACTGAACTTTGTCCCGCAGATGAATAATTTCCACCAGCAGCACCTACACCATTAGCACCACCACCCCCACCAGCATTAGAATAACTACCAACACCACCACTACCACCAGCATATCCTTGAATAGCTGGTGATGTTATAGCGTTACCGGCACTACCAGAGGGAGCACCTCCGCCACCTCCAGAACCTCCTGATGATCCTGTTCTTGGACTGATTCCTGGACCCCCAGCTCCTCCCCCTGTAGATATTATAGTTGAAAATTGTGAATTTATACCATTAGACACGGAATTCCCCCCACCGCCCACTGTTACAGTATAATTTGCAGATTCGGTTAACGTTAAAGATGATTCTGTATGTCCATTTAGAGATGATGAGTTTGTGTATGAAGTACGCAAACCACCAGCACCTCCACCAGCACCTCCATAGCTGTTTGATGTTGAATTACCCCCGCCCGCTCCACCAGCAACTACTAAATAATTTACTATTAAATCTGGGAGAATAGCAGCAACAGCACCAGCCTCGCTAGCAACTAGCCATCCTTTTGTAGCACCAGAATATACGAGCCTAACGGTTTGGTTATCGGTGTTTAAAACTAAATCATCAGTGCCTCCTCTAATTTTTAAAGAGTTACGCCCTAAAGTAATATTATTCGTTCCAGCATTACTAGCATAGTCAATTATTATAATCTCATCATTATCGCTAGGTGAAGCTGGTAAGGTTACGGTTATAGCTGAAGACGATGTATCTACATAATATCCTTCTCCACTTACAGCTGTAAATGCAGCAGTTTTAGCAGTAGTCTGCCAATCAATCCCTAGGGAAGCATCAATTAAACCGTCTTTTATTTTCGTTTGTGCCATAATTAACTAAATGATATTGTTCCTGTTCCAGCGGTAAAGGTAGTTACTTTATCACTGCCATCTATGGCAGTTGATCCTGTTAAACCAGATCCTATTGTTACTGTGTAACCATTTGGATAGCGGATAATTACCACTCCAGAGCCACCAGCAGCGGATGAACCAGAACTATAACCATTACCACCGCCACCGCCGCCAGTATTAGAACTACCAGCGCTTAATCCATTAGCTCCATTATAACCTCCATTACCACCACCACCAGAGCCACCAGTACCACCAGCTCTTGAACTTCTGCTATCTCCAGCTCCACCACCACCCCCAGCGTAATAGTTTCCAGTACCTCCTATTATGTTTACTTCTAATCCAGCTCCACCATTACCTCCGCTAGAGCTTGACGCATTACCCCCAACAGCAGAAGCTCCACCGCCGCCGCCGCCAGTTGTATAAGTTGCGCCATCTGAACTAGCAAGACCACCATTAAAACCTTGCCCAGAAGTTCCAGAACCTCCAGTAGTTAAATTACCGCCGCCACCAGAACCTCCAGAAGTTTCGTTTAAATCAAATCTATGACCACCTCCACCGCCATCAGAGGTTATTGTAGAAAAAACCGAATCTGAACCTTGTAAGCCATCATTATTATAAGTAACAGCAGCACCACCAGCACCAACTGTAACAGTATAATTTGTTGAAATATTTAAACTCAATGATGATTCCGCAGATGCATCTCCTCCACTTGTATTGCCATAAGAAGTTCGCAAACCTCCAGCACCACCAGCACCAGCACTATTAGATCCACCACTACCACCTCCAGCCACTACTAAATAATCTACAGCTATTGTTTCTGGACTCAAAGCTGTGGCAGTTTCATTAGCAGCATTATAAGCTACCCAACCTTGAGTAGCATCTACATAAACCATAGATACTCCACCTCTCTCGTAATTTATTTTTACATCATTAGATGAGCCATTAATATTATCAGAGGATGTTATAGTGATGTTATTTGTATCAGCAGTACCAGCGTAATCTACGATAGTAACCTCATCGCCAGTACTAGGTGAGCTAGGTAATGTTACTGTAATTGCAGCACTTGTAGTATTTACAAAATATCCCTCTCCAGCGGTTGCTGTAAAGCCTGCAGTTTTAATTGATGATTGCCACGATACTCCGTTTGCTTCTGAAACAGATACCGAACCAACTGTTATAACCTCTATTGAATAACCATTCTGAGGAGCAGTTGTAAATGTTAATGTTGTCCCTGAAATACTGTATGTAGATTTTTCTTGGTACACACCTTGAATAAAAACAAACGCCTTATCTACATCCACCTCTTGTGTTAATGTAAAGTCTGTTTGTGACCCAGTTCCTGTAAACTGATTACTGTTCAGCGATGAATATGTTGCCGCTGTAAAATGTACGACCTCTATAGCACTTCCATTAGGTGGTGCGGTGGAAAATGTAATGGTTGTGCCAGAAGTCGTATAATTGTCTTTAGACTGATAAACTCCGTCTATGTATACTTGTGTAACGTTTTCGTCTGTAACGTCCTTAGAAGCCGTGAAATCGGTTGTGGTGTTGTCCCCTGTAAATGTATCTGTATAAACTTTTGATAGTACAGAAATAAAATGTACAACTTCTACTTCAGCACCTAATGGTACTCCTGTAGAAAATGTTACAGTTGATCCGCTTGTAGTGTAATTACTTTTAGCTTGGTATACACCGTCAATATATACTTGTGTGTTCGAACTTGCAGTTATATCAGATGATATTACAAATGCTGTTTGGTTTGCAGTTGCAGTAAATACATTTCTTTCAATAGAAAGTTCTCCAGCACTACCACCACCACCAGATCCTGCTGTAGTCACAGTTGAAGCTGAAGTAATTCTACCTTGTGCATCTACTGTAATTTGTGGTGTATTATTAGCATCACCATAAGTTCCAGCAGTTACTGCCGTATCATCAAGATCAACAGTAATTGTTTCATTAGATGATTGATCAGTAGTAAAGTTTCCACCGCCACTTAATCCTGTACCTGCTGTTAGTGTTATTGTAGCATCATTTGCTGAACCAGCTAAATCACTATGATTAGCAAGCTTAACCCAACTACCACTATGAGCATAATAAGCTGCTCCTTCTGAGTGAACATGAGCAAACATACCGTGATATGTTGTAGCTGAAGGTAAATCACTTAAGGTTGAAAATACATTCTTAAAGTATACTTTACCATCAACATCTATGTCATTTAAATAACGACTCGCCATAATATTTTATTAATCTATTTTAGTAACTAGTACTTTAATATCGTTTGTCGCAGGGGCGGTAGCAAAAGTTATTGTTGCCGTGTCCGTTGTTGTTCTTACAACATCTGCATATACTGTGTCATATGTACTCACATCATATAATTGTATGATTACGTCTCTTGTACCTAAACTATGTGTTACAACTATTGCTGTTGCTGAGCCATCTCCTATTGTACCTGTAAAACTTCTTGCAGCTAATCCCGCGGCTGTAATTGCTCTTGTAGTATCTGTACCAGCTAAAGCTTCTGCTGTTGTTGCTAATTCTACAATACCTTCATCTGTTGTGGTCGCAGAGGTTGCTGCTGCTGCTGTAGAAATATCGCCGTATGTAGAACCATCGTTTGTTATTTGCCACTTATCAGTTGTTTCATTCCATCTTAAAGCAACATTTGTTGATGATCCTCTTTCAATTTCAATTCCCGCATTTTCAGTTGGAGAACCTGTAGCATTATCGTTTAATACAATTATATTATCATCTACTGATAGTGTTTCTGTATTAATAATAGTTTGCGTTCCAGAAACTGTTAAATTACCGTCTACAGTTACATTACCTGAAAACTGCATTGTATCACCAGAGTCTGTACCAATAACTATACTTTCATCTGCTGCTCCTCCTGATGATTCAAGATTTGATAACAAACTAAGGATTTTTGCATTATTTACAAACCCATCTACAAAATCATAAATTTGATCTCCAGTAGCTAAAGCAGTCCCTCCATTAGTTACCGCACCTGTTACAGTTGCAATACTAGGGTTTGGGCCTGTTGTATCTGTTATAGTTAGTGTAGTTGATGTTGAAGTTGTTACACTTTTTATATCTCCTGAAGCATCAACAAAATTACTTCCATCATAAAAGTAAAGCTTATTGTCTGTTGAATTATAATATATTTGACCTTCCTGTGGTGAAGATGGTGCCGACGCTAATACGTGTATTTTTGCATTTTGCAGCTCATTCTTATTGAGATCTATATTATTTAAAAAGTTTATTGCCATTTTTTATTAGTTTAAATATGCTTTACCTGAAAACGCGGAAGCAAACGTTAATGTTATTGAAGCATTACTGTTATATAATATTTCTCCTATTACAACATTGTTTGAACTATCAACAACTGTTATTGAAGGAAATTTTTCTAAAGTATGTGATATATTCCATGTACTAGAAGCGGTGTCTTGCGCAAAAATTGTAGTCCCTGAATTAAAAGTAGCATTACTTTGTATAAATCCTAATATTGAATTTAAAGTAAAGTTTTTAGTTACTACTCCATCTGAATCAGTACCTATTAATTTATCAGTATCTGTTAAAACGGTATCTTTTAAATACGAAGATATTCTAGCCATTATTATTTATGTTTATTATTACCAAATACTTTTTCTACACCGCGAGAACCGAAATATCCTCCAATCACTATAGTTAAAAGTCCAGTTATTGAATCTAAAGGATAACCCATATACCATCCAGCAATATAACTTACTGTTAAAAAAACTAATACTAGAGGACGCACGTTTGCAGCTAACCAATTTCCTGATCTAGCATCTGCAACCCATCTTCTAGTTGTACCATCTATTTCAGCCCTCTCAAGCTCTAACTTTTTTAATGCTATTTGTTTATCAGCATCACTCATATCACTCCCTCCAATTATAGCTTGTATTACAGAGCCTACCGGAGTGTCGCCAGCTATAGCGCCAACAACATTTGGAATTTTATTTAAAAGAAATTGTCCGACTTGTGTGTCTTTAAACTTCTTCTTGTTATTAGACATTACTTAATAATTTTCTCTTTTAATTCTTTAATCTCATTTTTTAAATCAGCTACAGTATCTTCAATAACATCTGCTATTCCGTCGTTGTCACGATCTCCTAAGATTCCTTTGTAAGCTAGTACAGCTGTAACTACAGCGGCTAATAATAAAATTGATAAAATAATTACAATAGTTTCCATAATATATGATTTTTAAATTTAACAGTTCCAGCGTCTTCTTGCTGCTTTGCCTCTTTCACCAGTCCAACCTTTGGATCTAGCACAAAAAGATTTTCTTCTTTTAGCGGCTTTACTGCCAGGCTTTAATTCGCTAGGCGGTGTTGTGACCGCTGTTTGTAGTTTACTACCAGGATTATCTCTTCTATACTTAGCAGTACCTTTCTTTGTCATTCCGCCGCCTGCTGCCGCTCCTGTGCCTGTAGGATTAGCTTTGTTATAATAACCTAAAGACTTCTTTTTAGAAGGTGCTGGTGGTTTAGCTTTCTTTAATAAAGGTGATTTTTGTACTCTACTAGTTATAGGTTCCATGGTATATATTTTGTTTTTCCGTTTTCTTTAATTGCACGTAATGTTTTCATCCTATTTTTACTTAAAGAATAACTTACATGCACCCACGATGGTGATTCGTCATCTCCGAACTCCCATATGAGCTGGTCAAATTCTAAGTGATCATTAATGTAATGAAAAAAATCTGCATTAGTTGCTTTGCTATACACATCATCTATATCAATAGCTTCGCCTAAACAATGTTGCGAGGTTTCAGATCCTCCTATTGCAGTATTCAATTCAGGTGAACGATAAAATGAAGATATATATATTGGCTCATTAAATTTATTTCTTAATGGCTCAAAAATATGCTGAGCAGTTATCTGCATTGTAATTAGTGTTTCATTATCAGGCATATTATTTATACCTAATCTTTCAGCGGTATTAGACCTTACGCTTTCTTTTAATGAAACGTGATCACTAATTTTCATTATAAAGTTTAATTAGTTTTTTTAACTTTTTTTCCACCTCTCATCATACAACCGCAGCCTTGTGCAATTGGCACCATACAAGTTGGACAAACTGGAAACATTGCTTTCTTCTGAGCGTGTACTTTTTTAGTAATAGGTAAATCCATTTTTATTTTTTCTTTTGTTTGTTATAAGCTTCTTTTTCCCAAGGAAGGTTGCCTGCGCCTTCTTTCATAGATTTTCTAGGATACTTTTTTCCTTTCCAATAAACATTGTTTTCATCATAAGAAAGATCTCCTCTATCTATTTGATCTTTATGAACTTTTTCGTGACTTATTGCAATCTTTTGTTGTATAGGTGATAGCCTAGAGTTTATTACTATAGTACCATCATTATGAGTTTCTCCGTGAAGATCGGGACCTAAATCTTTTTTAACTATATTAACGTCTCCAGATAATAATCCGTCAACGGAGTTTTTCATTTTATAAGCCATTATCTTTTTAAATCTTTATTCATATCATCAATAGCAGAATTATACACTTTATCTGTATAACTATTGTTCTTATTAAAAACACTGCGACGAGAGCTAGGTAAGTCTTCCTGCCCTAATAGTATTCTGTATATTCTAGCAACTAAGTATTTACACTTTGTTGAAATTTTATATACATTATATTTAATTGTAGTATGATTTCTTTTTGAGTAAACCTCAATCCAACCATTCTTACGCAGTCTTTCCCACCTATGTTTATCCCAAGAATATATGTAAGTGCCTTTTATGTAATCATTACGTGTAAATGTACCAAGGCAATCAAAATGAATTAATAATTCTAATTCAGCATCGGTGAGCTTGTAAGTTTTACAGGCCCATTTTCTAACAAGCCTGTAATACTTAAATAATCCTATGTCCCGAATGTCATCAGGCTCTAACCTCATAACACTACAACAACATCTTGATCTTTTATTACTTGAAGAAGTTCCCCATCGTAATCTATCCCGTAGCCAGCATGCTTGTCGTAATATATGTAATCTCCTGCAGAAACTCCTTCCACATTATTACCAATAGAACGTACTTCAGCTTTTCTATATCGTATGTCATCTTGATGTTTTTCCGTAAGAATAAGTCCAGACTCTAAAGGCTTAACTTCTTCTTTAATTGATTTAATTATAATATATTTATTTACAGCTCGCATTATTCCTCTCTTTTATTAGAAATTACACAGTCTGCTGACATAATTGTTGTAGCCACAGATACTGCGTTTTTTAAAGCAGTCTTAGTAACTAGCATTGGGTCAATTATACCTTCTTTAACTAGATTAACGCTTTTACCACTAATAACATTAATGCCTCTACCTTTTTTAACCGCTGGGTCATAATCAATACCAGCATTAGTTAATATTTTTTTATAAGGAGCTTTGATGGCATTAAAAAGCATATTATATCCTGCTTTATCATTTGATGATATATTATCTGCAGCATTATGAAGCGCTATTCCAGCACCTGGAACAATACCTTCTTTAAGTGCAGCTTTAACAGCATATATAGCGTCTTCTACTCTATCTTTCTTTTCCTTAAGCTCAATCTTAGAATTAGCCCCTACATATAATAATCCAACCGAACCTGAAAGCATTGCTTTTCTTTGTTCTAGCTTCTTAAGTAAATAAGGATTTTTTTCTTCTTTTAACTGTTTGTCTATAAGATCTAATCTACCTTTAACTTCTTCAGATAATTCATCAATAGTTATAACGGTGTTTAAATCGTCTGTAACAGCTTTTTGAGCTTGACCTAATACTGATTCATTAATTAAATCTAAATCATCGCCTAACTCCTCTGAAATAACTTTAGCACCTGTTAAAGCAGCTAAGTCTTCTAACATGTCTCTTCTTAAATTTGAAAAGCCAGGAGGGTCAATTACATTTGCTTTAATATTACCTTTGACTTTATTCATTACTAAAGCTGATAACACTTGTTGTGATACGCTACCTATAATTAATATAGCTCTTTGGTTTTTTATAGCATACTCTAATACAGCTTGAATTTTCCTAATGGTTGATATTTCAGAATCAACTAATAATATTAAAGGATTTTCAATCTCTATTTTATTTTTTTCTTTATCTGTAACTAGATGTTGAGACTTTACTCCTGAGTCAAATTGTACGCCATCTATTATTTCTACATACGTTTCATCAGTATCAGACTCTTCCATAAGGACCACGCCGTCTTTACCCACTTTGTTATAAGCATCTGCAATAAGTTTTCCTAATTGACTATCATTATTTGTAGATATATTTGCTACGTGCTCTAGCATTGAATCTTTAACTGGTATAGAAGCGCTTTCTAAATAAGTAATAACTTTTTTACTTGCTTCTAATATTTCTTTCTTTATGCTTCTTAAATCGTTATGATCTGTTTTTGCATATTCTTGTAAAATAGAGTGAGCGAGGACGGTGGATGTGGTGGTACCGTCTCCCGCTTCTTTTACTGTTTTCTGTGCTGCCTCTTTAACGAGGGTTGCGCCAATGTTTTCTACTGGATCCATTAGCACCACACTATTAGCAACAGTCACTCCGTCTTTAGTTACAATTGGTTTACCCATTCCATCTTCGTAAATAACACATTTACCAGATGCTCCAAGTGTTGAAGAAACAGCTTCAGCTAATTTATCAACACCAATCATAATTTTTTCTTGAGCGGTATTGCCAAAAGATAATTCTTTTACAATCTCGCTAGGATGATTAAATTCCATTAAATTAAATTTTTATTTATTATTCAAATGTTTTGACTACTACGGGTCCTTCAGTTAATTTTAATTTTTTAGCATAATGTTCAACTGATGAATCTATTGCTTTTTCAGCACCATCAATTGTTTCTCTTCTTGTAACCGATTTCCAGTTTTTGTTTTGGTCTTGCCATTCAGTTTGATAATAACCATTAGGCAACTCTGTTATACGCCAATTCTTTTTTTTAGAATAACGTTTCCAAAGGGTTTTTGTTTCTTCTGGTAGTTGGTTTGAATCATTAGACCATGTGTTGGTCTTGTAATAAAAATACGTCATAGGTATTTGGTTTTTAGGTTTATAAAAATTATTTTGGTTATATATTATATTACATTTAATTATATGTTTTTAGGTTATTTCAGTTACTTCAGTGCCACTTGAATTTCTTATCTCAGTTATCCATAAATTACTATTAGAAGGTAAAGCCCCTACTAATGCACCATTATAAGAAGCATATCCCATTTTAACAGCATGAGTTATTGAACTACCATTTGTTGTAAACGCAAACCATCCGTCTACAGGACCTGTTCCCCATATACTACTTGCTAATCCTGTACTAGTCACATATGTTCTATCGTATTTTCTAGGATAAGTTCCTGGCCCATCAAAAAACAAACTAAAATTTGATCCTGAATTAATACCAGCCGCTAGGGCGTTAGAATAAGAAGTGTATGCTGCAGATGCTAAAATAAAAGCTCCGTGTGTAGAAGGAGGTGTACCCGTTGTTGTTGAGCTAACGTCATTTAATGTATTTGTAATAACAGTTGCATTCTCAGAAATTGTTGTTATAGTAGAATTAGACTTTTGCAAACTAATCCAATAAAAATTACTTGGGTCACCTGTACTTAAATCAAACCAATTACTGCCATCTGGCAACATTGCAAATTGAGCATAATCATTTGTCATATAACTGTTTCCCCACGTTTCAGCTAATGTTGTTGTTTTACTAGAATTTGAATACAAAACAGTACCTACTTGTAAAGATCCTGTAAAATATCCTTGTATAGATGAGTTTACATCAGGAGTATTAGATGTAGAATATAATCTTTTAGCCTCTACAGCAGTTTGATTATTGCTACTTGTAAATATTACGTCTGTACTTCCTCCATTTTCTGCTGTAAAACCAAAAAAAGTGCCTGTAGCAGGAGCTGTAATGGGGTCTATGCCTCCGCTGGTTTGATTATATGTACCTTGTAGTATACTAGCTGGAAACATTATGCTTGTGATATAGTATATATAAATTCTGAAGCTCCTAAACAAGTAACTTGTATATAATTTACAGTAGCATTTGTTTGATCTAATGTACCTGATAATTTTGTACCTGTTATAGATGGTGTACCAGTACCACCAGATCCTGTAATTTTTATAACCTTAGTCATTCCAATTGTATTATTAGAATAATTAATAGTTGTATTGGTAGCATCAGATGGTAATGTAACTTGAAATACTGCTGATGTACTAAAGTCTAAAGTTGCAGTTGCTGAACCAGAGCTAAGTGTTACCGCACTAGCTACAGTTTTAAATTCATTAGCAAGCTTAGCAAATGTTATTGAATCATTAGAAACAACTCCTGCGGCTACATAACTAAATGTACCGTCTCCATCTGTTTGTATAAGTTGACCTGATGTGCCATTGTCTGCTAAACCACTAAGATTTGTTGCTTCAATACTTCCAGCCCCAGCAGAAGACTTATTTGTCCACTCCATATCCCCGTTACTGTCAATACCTAGTATTTTACCAGCTGATCCGGAGTTTGTAGTTGTTATATCTGTTTTTCCTACTGCAAGTGCTGCAAATTCAACAGCAGAAGCACCTGAATTTACTTTTAAGTACTGTCCACCTGCTCCAGAAAAAGATGAGGGGGTTGAAGGTAGGGTTAAAAAGTCAGTTGCGGTTGTAGAAATGGTTGTCCAGGCTAAATTTCCGCCTGTAATAGTTAAAAATTGACCATTCGAGCCTGCTGATGGTGATAATTTGTCTATTGTAACCGCAGCATTTGTTATTTGAGCTGTATCTACAGCGTCAAGAGTGGCTAAATTACCTGCATTTGTGATTGCAGACATGTCATGGTTGTGATCTCCTGCTGCAACGTCTCCAGATGATGTTCCTGTTGACTTAAATGCTGCATCACCAAAGGTATATGTAGGCCAACTAGCTGAAGCTAACCCACCGGCTATTTCAAATGTTAATGTGTTTGTTGATTTTGTTATTGCATTTACATAATAGTTGCTTGCAGAGTTTGCTGCCCAGGTAAAACCTGTAGAACCGTCTGATGTAAGTACATATCCTGAAACTGGTGTGTTTGTTGTGTTTAATTTTCCTTCTGTTACAGCTTCATCAACAATTTTTATAGTTGATATTGCGTCACTATTTATATTAGTACCACCAACATTGTTTAATGTGGCCAATGTTCCTAGCGAAGGCAAGTCTGTTGCGTCTATAGCAGTTTTAACTTGATTTGTAATATCTGTTACAGATAAAAATGCGGCAGCTCCAAATGTATAATCTATATTTGAACTACCGTTTACACTAAATGTAAGTGTTTCACCTGATTTAGTTATTCCGTCTAAATAAAAGTTTGTATCGGCTGGGTTTGTTACCGTAGACCAGCTAAAACTTCCATCACCATCTGATATTAAGTATTGCCCGGATGTTCCATTGCCAGATACATTCAATTGTGTTGCTGTAATACTATCTGTACCGACAACATCTCCTAAAACGTGGCTGTGTGCCGCGGTAGCAAAATCCGTTGTAGCTGCAAAAGCTGCTGAACCAAAAGTAAATGTTTGATCCGTCCCGCCGTTTACAGAAAATGTTAATACATTACCTGATTGCGTTATGCCGTCTAGATAAAAATTTGTATCAGTAGCTCCACCGGTGTTAAAATATGTAGACAGTTCTGCTAATGTATATGTAGCACTTCCACCTGTAGATGAATCTATGCCTAATAACTTATCATCATCAGAAAAAGAAGGATCTCCCGGGTATGTATTTATTCTAGCCATTATTTTGTGTTGTTTATTTTCGTGCCTTTACCGAAGCCCGATCTATTTCTTTGTGAAGAAACGAAAGACATAGTGGTATGATCGTAATCCATACCATCTATGTTCTTACCGTTATTTTTTGCAGCTCTACGCTTTCTTTGGTTTTCAGCTTTCATTTTACGGCGACGTGGAGTCATAGCGACTTTTTTGTCCCTGATAGCTTTCTTACGCTTTGCTGCAGGAGATAGCTTTTGAGGCATTATTCTTTTAGCCCTTTAACACCTTTCATTTGCATAGGTGATTTTTTACCATATGATTTAGCAGGTGATGCTTTATCTTCTGGTGCAGCTTTAATTGCATCTTGCAATGGTTGAGGTAGGTTACCTTGTTTTCCTGTTAATGCCTTCATTAAAGGCGATTTTGGATTCATTTTAAAGGGTGAACTCATAATTTTGTTTTTAAGATTAATCTATTATTTAACATGCATGTATATAATGTGTTATATCACGTTCTATCTATTATATTTAAGTTCACGCATCTTATTATATAGGTGTTGTGCTAAAACCACTTCTTGAGGGTTTTTACAGTCTACGTTTTTAGTTAATTCTTTGTACTCAGTCATCATTTTGTTTTGACTTGCGCAACTTCCTAGAGTTACCACAAGTGCAATAGTCATTATTATTCTCATGTTTGGTGGTTTGTGCGATATGTATTTCAATAAGCGCGTTAGTTAGTTTGTCAATGCTCTTATGTATTTCCTTCAATTCATTACGAAGGCCGTTACTTTTCACATTAATCGTTTCTTTGTTACTCATTATTAAATTTTATTTATAATTTATACCCGCTTCAAGTAATCCACGTTCATACTCTAATTGCTTTTCAATTTCAAGTATACGAGATTCCAAGCGGTCTATGATGATTATCTTTTCATCTAATCTATCATGCACTAAATGCAATTCATCTTTAAGTGAAGTAAACTCAGAGAATATCCCTCCTGCTGCAAACACAGCGGCAACGAATGATATAACTATAGATAAGTTATTTTTTATAAAAGAATCTTGCATACTTATATATTACATGTATATGTATATTCTCACATAGAGTGCGACATTAGCCCCCTACATATATATATTAACACCCTATTGTCACAGTTTTGAGGATTATAAAAGCAGCCCCACCCGGAACATAAAAATATAGTCAGATAAGTTTAGGTTTTGTATTACGCATAACTATTTGGCACTCAGCCACTTAACTAAAATCAATTATTTTTACCCACCCCCCTTAAAATGCTCATTCACAGGCACTTATGTTTGCCTTTTTAATGCTGTTTTTTACAGTGTAAACACGAACTATTTTGGATAATATAGTTAGGCTTTGACTGTATATTTTAAAAATATATATATTTTAGTTTTACAAAGTTAACACGAAGGAAAATGGATAATATATATGTAACAAAAAAATAATAAAAATGAATTTACAAACACATTTAAAAGAAGTAAGTAAACAAAATAAATTAATATTAAATAAACTAATAGAAGAAGAATTAAATAAAATATTTAAAACAGACTACTATGGAACTAAAGAACAAATCTTTAATGAAAAAGTAATAATGGAAAATGTAATTGTAAAAGAAAATTGTGAAATGAAACACAATGAAAGTATAGAAGAATGGTATTTAAGAATCTATGATTTTACAAAGTAAACACGACCTCAACTGGATAATATATAAGAACATTAAAACATACACACATGAATGAAATAGCAAAAGAACTAAAACTGATCGAAGAGTTTGAAGCAAACTTCAACCCAACTAAAGAATCTAAAGCAAGAAAAGAATATTTGCTTAATAAAATTAACTGGTCAACACTTTAACACACACACATGGAACTAACTAAAAGTGAACTAGACCTAATATACAATTGCCTACAAGATTGTGCTAACTCAGACAGCTGGGAACATTATGCCGATATAGTATGGGAATTATCAACCAAAGTTAAAGAAATAGCTAATAATATTAAGTAAAAGTTTGAAACACACTAACAGATGTAGCTTAAAACCATTCTAACATAAATCATTAACAAATAAAACACACACCTTATGAATACTGAATTACAAAAGAAATTGAACAGACAAAACAAAGCAACTGACAAGAAAATGGGTATGTATCGCCTTGGTTCTAAAGGTACAACGAGAATAACCTTTGCTAGAAATGCACACTGGAACCATATAGATACAACTAAAGTCTACTATGCTCACACAAAGCTGGAATGTTAATTACAGCCTTAACACGATGCTAAATGGATAATATAAACGAACAACAAACACAAACACAATGAAAAATGTACAACTAACACAACAACAAATAGATAGAATGTACTTTGATCTTAGAGACTATGTCAAATCACTGGCTGACGTTGATAGACTAACAGAGCTTAACATTGTACAACAACAAGAATTTGAAATAGAATTAGAATTAATCAAAAAATTTAGTCAACTATGATGAAACAATATTACTTAGAACAAATGCTAGCTAACACGAGCTACACTGAAGAAGAAATAAACGAAATGGATAACTGGGAAATTGAAATGCACTTAGGATTATGAATACATCACACACAAATTTAATGGACTGGGTTAACGCGCTTGACCTACCAACAGAAGAAAAAATAAATAGAATATACAAATACTATGATTGGCCACTGAGCTATGATGAAACAAAAGAATATTTAATACACAACTAATATGATACCAAGACTACACGAAATAAATGGTAAACTAGATATGATACAAGATTTAAAACTACACGATTTAAACTTATCACTAGACCAACAAGAAAAGTTACTTGCTATACATCAGCAACTACTTGACAGACGATTTGAATTAATTAACCAAATGAAAAAAGATTATATATTATGAATATAACACAAGAACAAATGAACGCTAAGCTATTACAAATAGCACAGTTCGAAGAAAAGTACGGTACTGATCATGGCCAAACAAGTGTATACGCTATGAAAAAATATTGTACCGATGCTAAATACAGAGAACGCGTCACAGCCTTCAACAAAGCAAGTATAAACACAATTAAACACTACAAACAATATGGATACTAAAGAACAAACACTAAAAAAGATATTTGACAACGACCCAATGGGAATACTTGACGAACCATTTACAACTAAAGATAAACTGTATATGCTAAAGCAAACAATTGATGACCTTGTTGAGATCGGACCAGACTACGCACATTTTATGAATGCACAAATAGCACACAAGAATTTAAAAAAGATTAAGAAACTATTAGAATATATCGGATGAACACAACACCAGCAAAATACATAACAGTAATTGATTATTACAAAGGCAATGTAAACACATACCCAATTGAATTATGGGATATGGAAAATAAAGATATAATTGAAATGCTTCTTGAATTAGGTCATATATCAGCTAATTGTAAATGGATAATACACAAAGACAAACCTAAAACACACAAAAATTGCTATACACAATTACAAACCTAACACGTAACCAAACGGATAATATTAACGAATAACAAACAAACACAATTATGAAAACATTTGACAGATACAAACAAAACTTAAAACAAATTGGCAATGACATTATCTCTTATGATACACACGTTGCAGAAATTAAAGATGGTAAACTATACAGATTAAACTGGTATGTGCCAGGCGTCGGCTCACACAGTGTAACAACTGCAAAGCACATTAACTATGTAGCACAAGAACTAAACCTTGAAATCGTATAATTTGCTATACACAATTACAAACCTAACACGAGCGTTATTGGATAATATAAACGAATAATAAACAAACACACATGAAAAATTATTTTAAAACACCAATCACCAACAATGAACAAGCTAAAAAGTATATTTGCAAACTTTATTTTGATGGCAACTTATACCACCTTGATGAAGATGCAAATGATATAATTAGCTTTAAAACAAACGAGCGTACTTTCACTGATGAAGAATGTGAACAACTTAACAAACGCCGTGATGAATGCTTTGAGCATATGACCATTGACCCTCATCAACTATGCTGCTCTTTATGCGACCTTAAAACTTAAATTTAATAACAAACACATGTATAACAAAAAATTAATATTAAACACAGCTGACAAAATCATTGAAGAAATTGATGAATACATTGACAATACAATACACTGGCAGCTTGACTCATCTGAATTTGGCCTAACTGAATTTGACGACCTATATCCACTTGAGTTACAAATCAAACAACAAATATTATTTTCACTAATTAAAAAAGTAACAAAATGAACATGTACGAAAAACTAGCAACACTACTAGGTGTAGCGCAAATAACCGACGACTACAGAGGAACTCCTGACCTTGAAATCAGTGAGTGGCATACAGCTGATAGCTATGACATTCACGTCATGACTAATGACTCTCGAAATATACAATTTGATTATGATGTATTTTATTATACACCAAGCTTCAATCAAATTATTGATCGCATTAAAGAATTACAAGATGAAGACGCTACAGTGTATGTATCTGACTTTGAAACATATTTACCAGAGTATGAAGTAGATGATTATATTAACGAACACGAAGAAGATTTATTAGAACAATTAAATGTAGAAAATTATGACAACTAAAAAAGAAATGCCTTACGATTTTTGGAACCACGGTATAAATCCTATACTAGGTTATAAATATGAAAGACCAGTAATGGTGGGTAAACACAAACGAGATAAGTTTGAATATGACCCTGAAGACGATTACAAACCTAGCACGGAGGATAACGGATAATAATAACGAACAACAAACAATTAAAATTAAATATTATGAACACACAATTACAAAATTACTTAGACGTACAAAACAAAGTACAACGCATTGAAAAATTAACCAATGCCGACTGGGATACAAGATACATGCTTGAAAAGTTTGTACCAACTGTATGGAATGACGGCTTTGATGTTGATGACATCATTGACTACCTAACAGTAAAGCTTCACGACGTAATCAATAGGCTTGAAGATGAAAAAGAAATAGTAACAACAAACACTAAATAATATGGCAGGTAATAAATTTGACACACAGTTTGCTATACACAAACCAAAGTTTTATAGCTTAACGTTCAAAGATCTATACAACGAAGAACGTATAATGACTGGTACACCAAGTCAAGTTATAAACTACATACTAAACCAACAACTATAACAACAATACTTTGTGTGTTTGTGAAGTTAAGTAGAGCAGCCATGAACAAATACCAGACATTTTCTGGGGCGGCTTTGCTTAGCTAACAATATTAACGGCACCGAGGGATTGCTGACGAGCGATATATACTAGTTAGAAATACAGGTCATGATCTGTGCCCTCGGCTATTATAATAGCGGGTCAAAAAACCGGCGTACCGACGCGTAGGTAAATAAAACCGATCGGTGAGACCCGTTATCTTTTTTAACTTTAAATTAAATACTATGACAAATCCAATCGACGATCGAATTGAGGCAAAGCTAATATCTAAAATAGCACATTATAGATTAAGCGTACGCACTCAATTTAGAAACAGACACCACACTACTTGGCCTGAACTATCTTATAAATTAGTCATGGGTGACGTTAGCAATCTAAGAGTATGGCTACGTATGGCCGAACTAATTGATGAAGCTAAAGCAGGTATAGACATCCCATCTGTAACACCATATACAACATATATGGCTAAAGAATTAACACAATGAAAACAAAAATTCAAACAACAATAAATAATCAGTATAGAGTTCTTTGGCAAAAAGATAAAATATTTGCTGGCTATAAAGACTTTAATACAGAAAAAGAAGCGTTAAACTATATTAAACAATTATCATGATTATAGACGTAAGATCAGAAAGCTCTGTATTTATAACTATAGGTACTGAAACATATTATATAGACAACTCAACTGGTGAACATTTAATGGAACACTGGCAAACCGATCCTGAATATACTAAACCTTTATACTAATGACAAAACAAGAAATGCTACAATATATGCAAGACAAGAAAAAACGTAATGCAGAAAAATGGAAAAAAGAAACTGCTATACACGGCCATTGTAAACCATTTACCGACGACGACTATCACAAAAATTCAGATATAATATTCAACGGTAAAAAATTACACAAAACAAAATTCACTCATAACTCAATATATAAATTTACAAGATAAACACGAATAATTATGGATAATACAAAAGAACAAAAAAAAACAGCTAAGCCACACAAAGTATTAAATATGGTTCAAAAAGAATTAGAAATAGATGACATTGGAGTTAAATCACGATCACGTGAATTATCACAAGCTCGTTTTATATACTTTAAATTAGCTAAAAAGTATTGTAGATACGCAAGCTTATCTAAGATTGGCAGTGTAGTTAATAGAGACCATGCAACAGTAATTAATGGATTAAAAAGATTTGATGACGAAGCTAGATATGATCCATATATGCATGACGTATATGACACTATTGCTAAACATCTTGATATATATTATGTTAAGCCTGGCCGTGAAGAAAATGTAGATTTTACTTTTGATAAATTATTAGATAAAGTAAATGAATTAGAAATTAAAATAAATAAATTAGAACAATGGAAAAGTTAAAAAGCGAAACAATAGAAGTAAATTCAAAAGCAATTAAACGTGCTAAATATAACTATCGTAAAAAAATATTAAGAATTACATTTCAAAACAATAGTTCTTATGATTATCACAACGTACCATCATTTACATTTGAAGGTATGCGTCAATCTAAATCTATCGGTGGTTTTATAAATAGATACATATTAAAAACATTTGATTTCTCTTATGCTGAATAATATACCTGAAACCGCAACAACTATCTGGAAGTTTGTACATAACTTAAATATTATAGACTTTAACAATAAAGTTTTATCAGATGATGATGCTACAGCAATTCATGAAATCATGCAAGCTGCTGATAGTCTTATTAATATGAAACCAGAGATATATAAATTCTTAAATAAATAAAAAACAAAGTAATATAATATGAACCTAAGCGACGAAGAACTACAGAAAATAGCTGATATACTATTTGACAAACTTGTCAAGCACCAAGGATCTTACGAAAAAGACACTATGCAGTATATGGTTTATGATGACTTTGGCAATTCAAAAGTTGTATCTGAAAATGAATTTTATTTAAATGAAATTGAAAGATTATCTGAATTAGAAAATAGATATGCGCAAGATGAAGAATACGAGAAGGCTGACATCATAAGAAATAAAATTAAGAAGATTAAATTAAAGTTAAACAAACTAGATTTTTAATGAATAAGTTAATTATAGATTGCCCCGTAAATGGGTATAAAGAATACTTAATTCAAGATCGTGTTGCTATACACGTGCAAGAAAAAGCAATTCAAGATATTTTAAAATACTTTCACCCTCAAGCAGGCGTAGATATAATAAATTTATTTTAATATGAGTTACAGATTATATAATCACTTGATGCTTTCAAATTATCGAAAGTTATCGTATAAAGTGAAAAGTTTAACCAAAGCAAACAATTATGATAAATCTAAAAAACAAAAAGACCAGGCACGTTAATTATGTAAGGGATCATATGATACACCTACACAATAAGTTAACTAGTGAGGCTAAAAGTTTAGATGAATTAAAAGGCAAACAGTTAAAAGTAAAAGTATCGGAGATACAATCTATTTCCAAAAGATTAAAACAATGTAAAAAATATTTAAATTTAGTATTATTATGAGCAGAACAAAAGAACTATTATTAAATATAACTCCTGATGAATTGAAGGATTTAGAAATCCTTTATGAAGTCATCGGACCAGAGTGTGACGATAGCAAGTTAATATAAATATAGTAACAGGCTAATGTCGCATAGAAAACTCGATTATCTTACTCGAAGACGCATAGTATACCGGCGTAACCCTATAACTGACACCCCTTCTGTATCTTATGGCTGGGGTGATTTTTATGAGGAGGGTACGTATGAATGTTATGCGCTATTCAGAAGTAAAGCTAAAATAACAACATATAGGTCATTTAAATGGCATCTATTAGTGTTGTGGTATTTAAATCCACAATTAACTTATGATGAAATTACAGACCTAACACGATACATAGCGGATAAAGATAATGGGTTTATAACAATATCTCTTTCAGATGCAGCAATTAAAAACATAGTTAATGAAGTATTTGAAATGGATTTAGAAGAACCACCTAAGAATAAATTAAGAAAAATAATATTTAAAGACCACTCAGGATTAACAACTTCACAGAAGTTAAGTATAGCTGGAACGCTTATAGGCCGAAAAAAATTAGCAGATGCTGATGATATATACGAAACAATGTTATATCTTCACGAAGATGCTAAAAAAATAACTATAGCAAAGATAGCTCAGATTCTTAAAGTATCTACTCGAACGATATATAGGAATATAACAACTGAGATTAAACGGGAAAAAGTATTATTAAATGAAGAGATATAATGTACAAAATTATGTTAGGTACCGACATGATATAGATTCTTACGGTGAAGAACCAGACACAGGTGATAAAAGACAAGATATAATAATAGCAAATATGTCCTTAGTAGAAAACATAGCACGTAAATTTTCAACAATGCAACAAGCATCTGGCGTGTTAACTATTAATGATTTGATACAGGAGGGGTCAATAGGATTGATACATGCAGTGGATAAGATTGATTGGAATACGATAACCGATTCTACTGATCCTGAACGTACACTTAAATCGTTTCTATCTAAACGTATTAAGGGGGCTATTAGAAGAGCTATAGACATCAACCGAGGCAATATTAGAATACCTGAGCATAAATTAAATGAAATGCGTAAGAATTCTGGTGAGGAACAAAAGATGGTTGAAATGTTTTTTAACAGTATATTTTCAAGTATAGATAATGTACCACCTGAAAACAATATGGTCTATGAGATTGAAGACAAAACAAAAGAATATAATATAGATATTTTAAATAAATATTTATTAAGCATAATGGAAACTCATCTTAATATAAAAGAATATGATGTATTAAGAATGAGTTATGGTTTAGACTGTGATAAAATGTCAGCTAAAGAAATTGCTGATAAATTAAATATTGATGGATCTGCAGCGTTTGTTAGAATATCACAAATAAAAAGAGACGCTATTAATAAATTAATTGAAACCACAGATCCTGAGCAGGTAGTAGACTTTTTATAAATTAATAATTAAATACAATTAAATGACTATTCAAGAAAAATTAAGTTTAATACAACAAGAGTTTAAAGCAAAGAAATCACGCTATAACTCTTTTGGAAAGTATAACTTTAGATCAGCTGAGGATATACTTGAAGCACTAAAACCAATTAATAAAAAATATAAAGTATATTTTACTATTAATGAAAGAATTAGTGAGATTGCCGGCGTACCTATTATTCATTCAGTGGCAGCTATGCACGATGGAGATCAGAAGATTGAAGTTGCCGCTATAGTAGGTGTAGATTTAAATCAAAAAGGTATGCAAGTACCTCAACAGTTTGGATCAGCATCTTCTTATGGTAAGAAGTACGCTCTTGGCAATCTATTACTTATTGATGACACAGCAGATTCTGATGCAACTAATACGCATAACAAATCAACATCTAAGCCTAAATTAATTAAGGGCACAGATAATTGGACAAAAGCAATTAGTTTTGTAGAGTCAGGAGGAGCATTAAAAGCAATAATGAGTAAATATGAAGTGTCAAACGATGACATGTTAACACTAAAAGTTCATGGACCAAAATAAAATAATTGAAAAGCTTAGAGATGATGAGCATTATTATGGTGATTTTGGAAAGAAATTTTTAAGCAATTCAGATATTTCCGTATTATTAACTAATCCGTTAAACTTCAAAGAACCTTCCAAACCTATTCCCGCATTTTTAGTCGGTGGTTATTTTCACACTGCAATACTTGAACCAGATAAACTGAAAAAGTATAAAGTTATTGAAGCAACTACTAGGAATACAAAGAAATATAAAGAAATTTCTGAAGGTGAGCTATGCTTATTACAACACGAAGTTGACCGTATTGAATTAATGCGAGACAAGATGTTTCAAAATGAAATATGTAAACAATTTATACAAGGCAGCAATGATAAATCACAGATTGAATATGAAGTGCCTGGTATAATTAAAATAAACGATAATTGGTGGAAAGGTAAAGCAGATATTGTAAATCATGACGAAAAGTTAATCATTGATTTAAAAACAACAAATGATATTCAACGCTTTAAGTCAAGTGCCTACCGCTATAATTACGATAGTCAATCATATATATACAAAAAAATATTTGGTTATGATTTTTTATTTATTGTTATAGATAAAAATACAAATCAAATTGGTATCTTTGATTGCTCAGATAAATTCTATGAGTCAGGATCTTTTAAAGTTGACAAAGCTGCTGAAGCATATGATTTATTTTATAATACCGAGGGTTTTGACCCTAATCAATTTTTTATAACTAAAACACTTTAAGCTATGGCTGGAATTATTAAAACAAGTATTAATTTAAGTGCAATCCCTAAAGATAAAATTATCGAGGGAAAGAAAGGAAAGTATTTACCAATCACTATTACTGTAAATGATGAAGTAGATCAATTTGGTAATCAAGGACCTGTTATTGTATCTCAAAGTAAAGAAGAAAGAGAGATGAAAACAGATAAGGTATACTTAGGTAACTCTCAAGTTGTTTGGACTAATGGACAATTTCCATCTCCTCCACCTAGAGAAGGTCAATCACCTCAAGTTGCTTCTGCGCAAGCGCAATCAGTTGCACCAAGTGACGACTTACCATTTTAATTAAATATGATTAGTAACACAGAGATCAATGGATTTTTGATTGACCAATTCAATCAACACGACCTAAAAGTTGGTAAACCACAGGGCATTTGTCCTATGTGTTCCCATGATAGGAAACCTGAAAATAGAAAGCAAAGTTGTGCTTCTTATGATTGGGAACGTGGTCTCGGTACTTGTCACAATTGTGATCAAACTTTTCAACTACATACATATCAACGCAAAGGTGATTCAGATAAGGTTTACATAAGACCTGAAACTCCCGAGTTTATTGAGCCAGTAAAAAGTAAAGTAGAAGAATGGTTTAAATCAAGAGGTATATCAAAAGAAACTTTAAAGGCCCTCAAAGTAACTGAGGGTCAAGAGTTTATGCCACAGACAGGAAAAACCGAAAATGCTATACATTTCAATTACTTTGCTGGCAATCAGTTAGTTAACGTAAAATATAGAGATGGTAGAAAGAATTTTAAGCTTTATAAAGGAGCAGAAAAAATATTTTATAATATTGATAACATTGTTGGTTATGAATATTGTGTTATTGTGGAAGGTGAGATGGATGCTCTTAGTTTTTATGAAGCTGGCATACATAATGTCATTTCAGTCCCTAATGGAGCTACTCTTAATTCCAATAATCTTGATTATCTCGATAATTGTATTGATTATTTTTCAGATAAAGAAAAGATAATTATAGGAGTTGATTCTGATGAAGCAGGTCAAGCATTACAATCTGAGTTAGTTAGAAGATTAGGTGCTGAAATTTGTTATTTAGCTTCATTTGAGGATTGTAAGGATGCAAATGAATATTTATTAAAACATGGAAAAGAAAAACTGGCGGAGTGTATTAGTTCAGCAAGACCAGTACCACTTGAGAATGTTACTACGTTCAGGGATATTGAAAGTGAAATTACCGATTTTGTTAAGAATGGCTTTAAAAAAGGATACCAAATTGGCATACCTAATTTTGATGACATATTTTCAACATACACGGGTCAATTTATTACTGTCACTGGTATTCCTTCTTCCGGAAAAAGTGATTTCGTCGATCAAATGGTTGTCGGATATAATAACAACTATAGCTGGAAAACGGCATTTGCTTCGCCTGAAAATGCACCAACTTACTTACATGCTCATAAATTAATGCGTAAAGTTTGGCAAGATATGCCGAATAAAAGCCAAATTGGTTCTGATAAATGGAATCAAGTTGCAGATCATGTTAATGATCATTTCTTTTTTATTGATATGGATAGATATACATTAGAATCTGTATTAAGAAAAGGAGCTGAGCTTGTAAAGCGTAAAGGAATTAAATGTTTAGTAATTGATCCTTTTAATAAGGTAAGAGATGTTGATTCAAAAACAGAAGATGTAAATAGATATACAATGGAGTATCTTACAAAAATTGAATCATTTGCTAAAAAGTATGATGTTTTAGTTATTGTAGTTGCTCACCCAACTAAAATGTATAAAGATGGAAATGGTAAAATTGAAGAGCCAACTATGTATAATATTAAAGGAGGTGGCGAGTGGTATGATGCTTCTTATCACGGCCTTCTTGTACACAGGGATTACGATAACAAAACGGTTAAAGCAAAAGTTCTTAAAGTAAAGTTTCAAAACCTAGGAGAAAATGGGGCTGAGGCTCATTTTAAATGGGAACCAAGATCAGGTTGCTTTATTCCTCACGAGGTTGTTGATATGACCGCTGAACCAATGCCTTGGGATTAGATGGCTAAACCTAAGAATACTTGGATGCCTAAATACTTTCCTTCGGATGAAGAGACTAAATGGCGAGACTTTTGTAACAATAAAGGTATAATAATATCTCCTATTGCTACAACGCAAGGACCAGATCCTAAAGAATGGCGAATAGGTATATCTTTTATGCCAGAATATAAAAAAATAAATTTAACTCCCAATATATACATAGGTGATATTATATGGGAAGAAGTATATAAAATAATGAAATATTATTATGATAAATATAGATGAAGAATACAAAGGCTTATTATCTGGTGTTTTTTATGCTGGCAAAAGCAAAGAAGATAGGACAGGTGTTGGTACAAAAGCTGTATTTGGCCGTACAATACGTCATGATATGGATGCGGGGTTTCCTCTTATTACAACTAAAAAAGTTAGTTTTAATGCGGCACTTACGGAAATTTTATGGATACTGCAGGGTAGGACTGATATTAAATATCTTGTTGACAATGGTGTTAATTATTGGACTCCCAATTATGAGGCCTCAGGAAGGAACGATGGAACTCTTGGTAAGGTATATGGTTATCAATGGAGAAATTTCTCTGGCGTTGATCAATTGTTCAATTTACTATCTGACATCAAAACAAATCCATCTTCGAGAAGACTTATGGTTAATGCCTGGAATCCTGCTGATTTCGATGATATGGCATTGCCTCCTTGTCATTATGGTTTTCAAGTCTATATAAATAATGGTGTTATGGACCTTATGTGGCAACAAAGATCTGTTGATATATTTTTAGGATTACCATATGATATAGCAATGTATGGTATATTGCTTAAAATGCTTGCTAAAGGTAATGGATATAAACCTGGACAATTGATAGGTCAACTAGGAGATTGTCATATATATAATAATCATTTTGAACAAACTAAGCTACAATTAGCTAGAGAACCAAAAAAATTGCCTACCTTAGATGTATCATTTGGTTTGAAAATACAAGAAGGTGCAGGTAATTTTGTTTTTATACCTTCAAAAACCATGTTTAAATTAAACAATTATGAATCACATCCCGCTATTAAAGCAGAGCTTGCAATTTAAAAATAATTAATATGAATAATAGTTATTACATTTATCATATTCCTGGTAAAAAAATAGGTGTAACACGTAATTTAAATAACAGAGTTACGCTAGTGCAGGGCTATAAGCCTGATGAATATGAAGTTCTTGATTCTTCTGATGATATTGATTATATATCTATGAAGGAAATAGAACTTCAAAAGTCTTACGGTTATAAAATTGACCGAGGATTATATAAAAATTTATTTAAATCTAATATGAAACTAAACGCTACAGACCAAACAACAACTTTCCCTGTTTCTAAAAAAGAACTTAAAAGCTTTCTTTTAGAAAACATAGGATTAAAATGGAACACACCGTCGGGTGAATTTGAATTAACAGATGAATCAGTTAATTGGATTGTGTCTAATTCTAAAAAATCAATGTATAATGAAGATCGTTCCTACATTTATAATAAAGCTTTTTATGAGGCTTTTATTGCCGAGCCAACGTACAACAAGGAAAACATATTTGGACTCATTAGAGACTGGGCAAAAGAGCGTGGGATATATGATAAAGGAGATCCTAAGACTCAATTAATTAAACTGTATGAAGAATCAGGAGAACTTGCTCAGTCGTTGCTTAAAGACGATAAAGAAGGTATTGTTGACGCAATTGGTGACAGTGTTGTTGTCCTTACTAATCTTGCTCATTTGGTCGGAACTGATATTGAAACTTGTATCCAAGCTGCTTATGATGAAATCTCTAATCGAACAGGTAAAATGGTAAACGGTACATTTCAAAAAGATACATTATAATGAGGGATCAAATAATAAAACAAGTAATAAATAAAATTCAATCACGATCTGATGTTGGCTTTAAAAAGTATGGAGTTACTTTAGAAGATGATGATCAACCTTTAGATAGATGGCTTCAGCATTTACAAGAAGAATTAATGGACGCTGTTAACTATCTTGAAAAAGCTAGAATGGTTTTAAGAGAAGAGGTTGAAGAGTGTTACATAAGAGATGCGAAGAAAGAATTATAAAAAACGAGGTCCTGTAAGAGCTAAGAAGATTAGTTATGATGGACATAATTTTGCTTCAGGTTTAGAAAAGTATATGTATATGGCTTTAAAGAAGGCAAAAATTAGGGCTAAATACGAAGGTGAAACTTTTGTTTTAATTAATGGTTTTCATTTTGAGAATGAATCATATGAAAAACAAGCTAATGGCAAAGGTGAATTTGTAAACAGAGGAAGTAAAAGAATATTGCCTATAAAATATACACCAGATTTTATTGGTAATGATTTTATAATCGAAACTAAAGGAAGAGCTAATGAATCTTTCCCTATAAGATGGAAATTGTTTAAAAGATTAGTTACAGAGCAGTTTCCTGAATATACTTTATATAAGCCACAAAATCAAAAAGAATGCGACAGAACCGTAGAGATAATCCTGAGCAAGCTAAAAAAATAGCAAGATCTAAATATGCTCAGAGACAAATTGAAAAATGGATTAAGTGGTCTATAACTAATAGAGGGTATATTAAATATAAAGAGATTGTAGAAATACACAATAAGTACAATATAAAATGTTATGATTAATATGCCAAACTGGGAATTAAGTATAGGATTGTATCCTGGTGTTTTGTTAGGAATGAGATCTTATGTAGAGAAAGAATATACACAACATGTATTATATTTACCATTCGTAGATATATGTTTAGAAATAGATAAAAATTAATATGGGATTATTTGATGAAAGAATTGCGTACAAACCTTTTGAATATCCAGAGTACTATACTGAGGGATGGCTTAAACAAGCTCAAGCATTCTGGCTACACACCGAAATACCTATGTCAGGTGACGTTAAGGATTGGAACGAAAAATTAACAGATTCTGAAAAGAATTTAGTAGGTAATATATTATTAGGATTTGCTCAAACAGAATGTGCTGTATCTGATTACTGGACACAAAAAGTTGTAGGTTGGTTTCCAAAACACGAAATACAACAAATGGCTATGATGTTTGGTTCACAAGAAACAATACATGCTGTAGCATACAGTTATTTAAATGAAACATTAGGATTAGAAAACTTCGAAGCGTTTCTTCAAGATGAAGCAACAATGGAACGTTTTGATAATTTAGTTAGTTATGATGGAAATGATCGGATTGGGATTGCTAAAAGTCTCGCCATATTTAGTGCATTCGCTGAAGGAGTTAGTCTCTATTCTGCTTTCGCTGTTCTTTATTCTTTTCAATTACGTAATTTACTCAAAGGAATAGGACAACAGATGAAATGGTCTGTAAGAGATGAATCTTTACATTCTAAAATGGGTTGTAAATTATTCAGACATATGTGTGAGGAAGATAATAACTTATTAGAAAATTGTAAAGAAGATGTTATCAAAGCAGCAGAAGCAATGCTTAGCGCAGAAGAAAAGTATATTGACAAAATGTTCGAACAAGGAGATATTGATAATCTTAAATCCAACGATCTCAAACAATTTATCAGAAAACGTCTTAATGAAAAATTACAAGAACTCGGTTACAGCAACCTCGGGACTTACTTTAAATTTGACAAAGCAGGAGCGGAAAATCTTGACTGGTTCTATCATCTTACCGGGGGGCATACTCATACTGATTTTTTTGCTGTTCGTCCGACTGATTATTCCAAAGCAAACGAGGGAGAAGATTTTGAAGATATATGGTAATAAAAAAAATTTTAAAAAGCTTAGTAAAAGAGCGTAAACTTTCTCCTGTTGAAAGAATATCCAACAGAGTGGGATATATGGGTGCAGCTTTTATAATGATGTCCCCCTATTTATTATCCTACGGCAACATAGGTATTTATACTTATATAGTAGGTGGAGCACTAGCAATACCACAAGTATGGATAGCTAAACAATGGAACTTAGTAATAGTAAATTTAAATGTTATAATAGGTTATATAATATATTATTTTAATGCGTAATGAAAGAAAACAAACTAATAGAAATGTGGAACAGAGTAGAAATTCTGGGCCAAAACGTGCAACAAATAATTCAGGAACTAAACAATCTAAAAGACCTCTCGATTGGGACGCTAGAGACATTGAAACGAATCCCGGATTACGACAAAGCACTGGAAACTATGAAGACAGATTTTTTGAATAAAGAAAAAGAAAAAGCAGAAAAGAATGTGGAATAACGATTGGAAAAAAGGTGAAGACTATCCAATTTGGGGTGACACTGAAGTGTATAAAAAAACAATAACAGGTGGATACCTATTATTTGATGAAACCCCTAAAGATGCATATATGCGTGTTGCTAAAACTGTAGCGAGACGTTTATATAAGCCAGAACTAGCAGATAAGTTTTTTCAATATATATGGGATGGCTGGCTATGTTTAGCCTCACCAGTGCTGTCTAATACAGGCACAGATAGAGGTTTACCTATCAGTTGTTTTGGTATTGACGTTGCGGATAGCATAAATGATATTGGACAAAAGAATTTAGAAATGATGTTATTAGCCAAGCATGGAGGCGGTGTTGGTATTGGCATTAATCAAATAAGACCCGCCGGAGCTAAAATTACAGGAAATGGAACATCTGATGGAGTGGTGCCTTTTTGCAAGATATACGATTCAACAATACTCGCCACTAATCAAGGATCTGTCAGGAGAGGAGCTGCGTCAGTTAATATCAATGCTGATCACTCCGACTTTGAAGAATGGTTGGAGATCCGAGAACCAAAAGGAGACGTTAACAGACAGTCACTTAATCTCCACCAGTGCGCTGTGGTCGGTGACAAGTTTATGCGAAGACTTGAATCTGGAGATAAAGAAACTAGAAGGAAGTGGGGAAAACTATTACAAAAGCGTAAAGCAACTGGAGAACCTTATATACTCTTTAAGGGAAATACAAACAAGGTTAATCCAGAAGCATACAAATCAAATGGGCTCAAAGTTCATATGACAAATATATGCAGTGAGATAACTTTACATACTGATGAATCACATTCTTTTGTATGTTGCTTGTCTTCTGTTAACCTAGATAAATACGACGAATGGAAGGATACGAATCTAATTTACGACGCAACTTGGTTCCTGGACGGTGTGCTAGAAGAATTTATTCAAAAGGCAAAGAATATGAAGGGATTCGAGAACTCTGTACGCAGTGCGGAGAAAGGGCGGGCACTTGGACTTGGTGTCCTTGGGTGGCACAGCCTGCTGCAAAAGAAAGGAATAGCTTTCGAAGGTTTATTAGCACAATTCAAAACGCGAGAAATATTTTCAAAAATAAAAATAGAAACTGAAAGAGCTTCAAGAGAATTAGCTGAAGTTTATGGTGAACCTTTATGGTGTGTAGGTACAGGAATGAGAAATACCCATTTAAGATCTATTGCGCCAACTGTTTCAAATAGTAAACTTAGTGGTAATGTTTCACCTGGTATTGAACCATGGGCAGCAAATGTATTTACAGAGCAATCTGCCAAAGGTACATTTATAAGAAAAAATAAAGAACTTAAAAAAGTATTAAGAAAAATTGGTATCGATAATAAAGAAACTTGGGATAAGATTTTGGAAGATGGTGGATCCGTTCAAGGAGTTGAAGGACTCGATGGATGGTTTTACGATCACCTCGGAAGATTAAATGAAGAGGAAGGGGAAAGTGTTAAGAATGTATTTAAGACTTTTAAAGAAATCAATCAACTAGAATTAGTTAATCAAGCTGGTATACGTCAAGATTATATAGATCAATCAGTAAGTTTGAACCTTGCGTTTCCTTCTGTTGCAGATCCTAAATGGATAAATAAAGTTCATCTAGAGGCATGGAAGCGTGGTATTAAGACTTTATACTATATGAGAACGGAATCAGTGTTGCGTGGCGATATTGCAGCCAAAGCAATGGATCCTGATTGTTTAAGTTGTGATGGATAAAAAAATAAGGGGAAAGCTTTTGGCAATCCCCTTTTTATTTATTTTTTAGGTGGGTTGTTTTTGTTATCAAAATCCATTGCAGCTTTGAGAATGATTTTATCCATCATATTATCTTGGTTTTCTAACATTTGCTTTTGCAAATCTATTACCATACCTTCTAAATTATCTTTGGCCGCTACTAACATCTCTATTTGATGTTCTTTCTTTTCTAAGTTTTGTTTTAGTGAATTAATATCATCCGGCTTACTTCCTGTAATAGTAGCTACTGTAATACCAATCGAAGCTGAGATCGTACCAATTAACATCATTACAACCTCTTTATTAGTATCTAATACAGGAAACTGAATCAAAGCTACTATAAGACCAATTACAAATAGAAATATAAGTAATGAACCTACATAACTTCTTATCTCTCTTGCCACGCCGTTTTTAGGTAATGCCATAATTTATTTTTTCTTTTTTAGTTTTTCCATTATTTGTATAACTGTGTATACTAGCGTAGCGGTTAAAACTAAAGTAGATAAAACTGGATTAAGCTCGCTAATCATTCCTCCTCCTAAAGCAGAGATGCTAATTCCGTATATTTTCAAATCTTCCACTATTTTTTGTATTTGCTTACTCTGCCCTTAGTATTCTTTTCTCTTTTTGCTCTTGCTTTTTGTGCTGGTGTTAATTCACTCCAAGTAGCTGGGGTTTCACTAGAAACTCTTTTAGTTGGTCTAAATGTATTTTCACCACCTTCATAACCTTTCTTACCACTAGGTGTTCTCCAATCTTCTTTAAACCATCGCTTAAGTGCTGCACCTTTTTCAGTCTTACGCACTTTTTGTAGCGGTGAGCCTTTCATTTTAAATCCCATTATTTCTTTGAATTACCCCAATTAGCTGCACCCATTTTTCTGCATTTAGCCATTGCTCCACTTCTATAAGCAGAATTCTTTGGACCATAGCGACTTACTACTTTTTTGTAACATGCATCTTTTTTTAAAGGAGTGCTACACGCTCTTTTTGTTATTGGGCTATATTTCATTTTTAATACTTGTTTAATTTTCTTTCTATTCTTCTTATTATTTTTGCAGGATCTTTTGATTTTTTTGTTTGTCTTTCTATCATGTTCAAATCCCATTCAGACCAACCTAACGATAATGCTATACTTTGCCAAAGTTCTGTTTCAGACTCCATCGCGGTTTTAATATGATCTGCTTTTTGCACAATTCTATCAGCAGGTAAGTTTGTTCCCGCAGATATAACTTTACCAGCAGCTAAAAACGCAGGGTTTTCTAAACTAAATCCTTCAGTAAATACTTTTTCTCTAGATTGCTTATAAGTAAATACTTTACCAGCTGATTCTAATTTTCTTAATTTAGAATTGATTGGTGGTGATAAAGAAGTTGCTTCAATAGCTATTTGAGTATAATCAGGTCTAGATTTTTTGGACTGCTCTATAATTTCTAATATTATATTTTTAACAGTAGCAGCAGCGGCTCCATATACACCAGAACCACGCATAAAAGTATCAAGACTACTGTTACCTATTCTAAACAATCTTGATTGTTCTTTTTCATCGTCTTCATCATCAAACAATAAAGCAAACAATCCTTGTTGTAAAGCAGAGAATATAATATTTTGTATTACACTATAATAAGCAATCTTACTAATATTCGTTTTCCAATCTCCACGTCCATTAATTAAATCTAATGTAGCTTTTTTAGTTAAGCGAGCATATTGCATAGGTGTGTTACCAAAAGCTAATATAAGGCGTCCTAATGATCCCGCTTGCTCCATTGAAATACGATCAGGTCTTGCGGACTGTTGTGTTTCTTCCGCAATCTCTTGAAAATCTGTAAATGCTTTTCGTTCTGCTATTTTTTCTATTTCTTTTAATTCAGAATCAACTTTTCTTTTAATTTCTTTAGCAGGTATACGCTGTTTTAAATATTTATTTGTTCTATTGTCGTATTCTTCTTGTATGTATTTTTTTATTCTATTACGGTAGAACGTAGCTCCACCAGATGCAATTGCAAATGAATCAGCAATTTGTGTTGGTGTAAAACCAAACTTAAGTATTGCACTTAATGCAGCCCTTGCAGTGTTTTTAGCACCTTTAGCAGCTCTAGCAATTTCATCAGCATTTATATCAGTTTGTAAACCAGATCTTCTTTGCTTTAAAAAGTCTGAATTAAATAATGTTGAAAAGTCATTCCAATATTGTTTTTGATTAGCAAAAGCAATTCCAGCATTAATAGGATTGTTATCACTAAAGTTGATAAAGTTAACAGCAGATAATGTTTGGAGCACAGCAGATCTAGCATTGAAGAACATAATAGCACCTACAGAATTATTAGTCCAATCCATAAAGCGTTGCTCTATTTTACTTAAACCTTGTCTTCGGTTTTTACCAGTGTACATTCTTTCTAATATATTCTGCAAAGCATCTACATATCTTTCGCCATATAATGCTCGAAGCTTCTCTATATTATTTTCATTAAATATTAAATCCGCTCTTTGTTTCCATTCGGTTAAAAATTCAGCACGTCTTGGTCCGTCTATATAAGATACAATGTCTGTTGTTATATCTCCTGAATCCCAATTTTTACCAGGCTTTGGATAACCTTCTGGATTTAAGCTTATTAGACGTTCAGCAAATGCTTTTAGTTCTTTATTAGCATTTACAATTTTTAAGTTCTTTTCAACTAGCTTAGGGCTTCTTTCTATTCCAGGAATATCATCACCTTGCTTAGTCCATATATAAATTCGAACAGCATCTTGATTTGTTAATCCTGTTTCATTTCTTTTATCTAAACCACCAGGAACATCTTTTTGTGCTTCTTTTTTAAGTGCTGTCCAGTCGCGTAACGCTTTTTGTTTTGAAGCTTCGTATTGTTGAATACCTCTAGAAAATGGTCTAAGTAAATTTTCTTTATACCATTCCATCTGCTGATCACCTACTTTGCCTTTGCCTAAAGTAGCATATAATAAACCAACAAAGTCATCAGCTGAATAAGGTATGAATAATTTTTTGCCTTTACCTTTAGCTTTTAAACGTGCTTCAACAGGTGAAAATTTTTCTAAATAGCTTACTCCTGTAGTTTTTTGCAATATATCTTCTTCAAACTGGCGACTTAATGATTTAGAAAATTTTACGTCAGTTTCTTTTATTAAATTAACAAATTCTTTTTCATTTTTTATAGATACTTTATTTGTTTTTTCAACTTTAGGTATTCTATATTCAGCTATTAAACGTACAGCAACTTCATTATTCTTATCTTTACTTAATTTAAGCCTAACTTCTATTTGTGCATTACCTTTTAATTCGGGAACTTTTAAATTTAATGGATTTATTCCAAAATGATATATATCTTCGCCTATTAATATATAATCGCCCTTAAAACCATCTTTTGTTTTATTTATGTAATGTGTTTTTATAGCGTCAATTTGAATAGGACTTTTAAAAGCAACAGTTTTTTGAAATCCTTCGTTTTTTAATTTTTCTTTTAATTCAAATGATATTTTATCTCTATTCTTTTTTATATTAGCTTTTTTAGTATAATTTAAAAGAGCCTTTTTAAAAGGAGAATAAAAATTTAAAAGACTTGCTATGTTTATAAAATCTTCACCTTTGTTTAATACTGAATTTAAAACAACATCATTACCGATTATTTCAAATTTTAATTCTAACTGACCATATCTAGCGGAATAGTTCATTTTTGTTTCTATTCCTGTTTTTTTACCATGTATAATAAGATGGTGATCTACCCTGCTTCCATCATCTCCAGCTATTTTATCATCAATTACATTTAAAATATTAGAATCTGATATTATAGCTTCTGATTTATTAAAAATTTGTAAATTTTCTTTTTCTATAGCATCACTTGCATTTTTTATATCTCTTTCAGATGCATCATTGAATAATTTATACAGTATAGGATATTTGTTTTGTAAAAAAGTGGAATCATTTTCTATAGCTAATCTTGATATTTCTTGATTAGATAAATTATATTCTTTTTTAGCTTGATCTAATAAACTTTTAGAAAACTTAAAATTTTCATTTCTATCTATTTGTTTAGATATTTCTAACATTAAATCATTAGGTAGTTCTTCACCTGTTATTTCTAATATATTTTTATATTTTTTAACTACATCTGGATTTTTTAAAACCTCCATAGTTGCGTCAAAAGCTATTTCTTCCGCTACAGCTTCAACAATAGCCGTTTTTCTAGTTCCTTGTGTAGATCTACCAACATCAGAACCTAAAAAGTATTTTATAAATTCAGCTTTACTTATTTTCTTTTTAGTATATACTTTATTTCCTTCAGCTGTTTGTTCTCGCACGTGCTTACCGTTTTTATCTAAAACAGGTTCTTGGAAATCTTTAAATCTTCTATTAATTAAAGACTGAGGAAGCTTATTATATATTGCTTCAAAATTATCACGCAGGAAAGACTCATACGCTTCTTGCTTGCCTGCAAACTTAGCCATAGGCTTTTTAAGCTCAGTTCTAAAACGCTTTTGTAGTTCTATTCTAAACTTAGGATCTTGAGGATTTGGTAAACGAGTACCGAATGTTTTTATTACAGCTTCTTTAACCGTGTTTATAAGCTCCTCAGGAAGTCCAATTTCTTTACGTAGACTTTTTATCTCATCAGCTATTTCAGCTTGTTCAGGAGCTTCTATTGTTTCTTCTGTAGTTGTATCAGTTACTCCTTTTGCTTCAGTTACATCTAATTTAAATTCTGTGTCTAATATACGATTAGCGGCTTCAATAGCTCTATTAGGCAATTGACCTTGTATATATGTATTTAGTGTAGCACCTTTAGATGGATCATAAGCGTTTATAAGGTCTAACAATCCACGTTTGGCTATTTCAATTTCACTCTGAAGTAATTCAAAATCAAAACCAGGTACATCTCTATATTTATTTGTTAAGCGTGTTGTTAATGGTTTATAAGCCTCTATAATTTCAAAAGCCCCATCTTTACCTTTTTCGTCAAATATTTTTTGAATATTTTCCCCGCTAATTTTAGATTCTTTTTTTTCTGATGTTTTCTTTTCTGGATCACCTCCGGTAGCTACATTTAATTTTCTTTTGCTGTAAACGCTTTTTGTTAATTGATTAATAAAATTAAAAGCATTTTGAGCATTATCTATTCTAAAATTATCAACTTCTTCGCTGCCTACAATTTTACTAAGAGCTTGTTTTATTTTATAAGCTAAATTGTTTAAAAAAGATTCATCAGACTTTTTTATTTCATTTGATGCGATTTGCTCACCTATAGCTGTAAGTAATTCTTCCGATTGATCTTTAGAGTTTTTATAAAGATTGTATTTAGCTAATACATTATTATATTGTTGCTCAGTAAATTCACCGTTATCTTTTCTTGTTTTAAATTCTTTAAGAACTTCTTCTTTTATAGCATCAAACTCTTCTTGTTCAAATCCTTTTTTACTTATAATAGCGTGAGTATATTCATGTAAAACTACATGAGGATTGCTACCTAAAGAGTTTGTATTGATTGTAATTGTATTAGTATCTACATCCCATAAAGCTTCTGTTCCTTTACCTAATTCTTTAAAATCTATTTTATTAAATGCTTTTGTTGTTTTATTATGTTGTTCAACTAATGCAATTTCTTTTTCAACTATTAATAAATTTCTTTCTCTATCCCCCGTTACAAGTTCCTTATCTCCTTCTATTTTTTTGTATGGCTTTAATCTACCATCGCTGCTATTTAAAAGACTTTGTTTGTCAGACTGATAACCGTTTATTTTTTCTACAATTTCTTGTCTTAAACTTTCTTTGGTAGCTTCATCTATATTTTTAGAGCTAGCTATTTCAGACCATCTTTCAATTTCTTTTCTACTTAGTCTATCATACTCAAAAACTTCTTGTTGCTGTTCTCCATTAAGCCTTAAAAATCTAGCAGAGCTTATATCTTGATCGTCTTTTAAATCTTTTATTTCATTGTTTATTTCTTTTTGAAGCGCTCTTTTTTCTTGTGGTGTTAGATTTTTATTAGTAAGCTGTGCGGCAAGACTATTTATTTTATCTACTCTTTTTTTAATAATAGATTTATCTGATTTGGTAGCAATAACATCCCTAACAGCTGCTTGAGCTACTACCCCCACATTTATTGTTTTAAACCCATTTCCTATTAAAGCTCCTTGAGCTGCTGCTTCGCTAACACCATCAAGATAACTTTTTGTTTTGTCACCAAATATATGAATATCAGCTATATTTTGAGTTAAAGTGGTTAATCCTTCTGAAGCAGATTCCATACCTACCCCTGCCGGGTATGCCGCAACACTTTTAACTAATGCTTTTTTAAATCCGTTTTTAGCTATTAATTCACTAACGTTTGAAATATCACGAATTGCTCTTATAGTAGGTATTTCAAAAACAAACTCAGCTGTACCATAAAGAGCAGCCGTACCTAATCTAGTTAAATCGCTAACGTTTAAATAGTTGTATTGTAAATCTAATTGCTTTTGTAATTGATTTTTTGTTTTTAAATCTTTTTCGTTTTTAATAGCCTCTTCTAAAGCAGGAATACTTTTTATAGCCTTACGCTTGCCAAGAGCAAAATCTGACATTTTACTTCCAAAACCACTAGCAAAAAACAAGGGCATTGCAGCAGCTCCTGTTGAAGCCATTAATCCTGACGGTATAAAATTAACTAACCCATCAGCCGCCCAAGTTCCAAAAGTATTCCAATCACTAATTGATTCTACTTCTATAGGTTTAGCTAAATCTTGCTCAGCTTCTTCCGCAAGTTCTTCCCTATAATCAATTAAATCATTTGTGTATGATTTTTTTCTGCCTTCTTCGGATTTAAGTATATCCAATGCTGCCATTGGTCCTACTGCTAAATCAACCGCTAATGTTTTAAACCTATTTTCTAATAAAGTTATTTTACTATAATCTCTTTTAAAATCGTCTAAAATATTAAGAGTATTTTTATCATTTAAATTTTTAGAAAGTTTTTGTAAGTTTTGATGAGTTATTTTTAAATCTTCTATTTTATCTTTTAAATTTAAAACATCCTCTTTGCTATAGTTTTTATTTAAATTAAAAGAATCTATGCTTTGTTGTATTTGATTACTTTCATTATTAAAGTTAGCAAGATCTATATTGTATTTTTCTAACTCTTCATTATATAAATTAGATTTTCTATTATATAAACTTTGTCTTTTATATGAAGGCAAATCTGCTAAAAAAGCTGTTCTTTTAGCCTGTTGTTTTTTGTTTATTTCTTCATTAGATAAAACTTCAGAAGTTTCAAATAATTTACCGTTTGAATTTTTCCAATAATCAAATTCGTCTTTTTCTTCAAGCTTAAATTTACCTTGTTGAAAACGTTTTAATTTAGATTCTTTTTTATTTTTATTTTCTTTTTCTACATTAATATTACCAACCTCAATATAATTATTTTCAATTTCATCTAATTCTTTATCTGATATTGGATCAAGAATAAATTCAGTTTGAGCGGATGTACCTGTTTTAACTGTTTCTGGTAATTCCAAAGAAATATCTACCGATTGTGATTCCGTAGGAGTTAATTCGGGTGCTGCAATTTCCTCCACAACCGCACCCGGTGTCGTGGGAGATGTCTTTCCCGGCTCTTTAGTTTTAACAGCCTTAGGATTATCTTTTTGAAATTGATCTACAATATTATCTGGAATATTGTAAGTTTCCTCATTTAATTTAAATATAGGCATTATTGAGTTATTTTATATTGTGAATAATCAGTTTTAGAAGTAGTATCTGTTCCTATATTAAGATTATTAATAATCTCTTTCATTTGAGAATTAGTTAATCTTTTTGCAGCTGATAACTTTCTATTATAAGCAGATAAAAGGCCATTTATATCATTGACTGGTTGGCCATTAATAATTATTAAAGCATTACCATATTTTTTATTATAAAAGCTTTCAGCTTCTTTTCTTGAATATTTAAGAGTCGGATCTTCCATCAAGCTTTCAATTAAAGTTTCTTTTGTTGCACCAGGATCTGCAATTTCAGAATCTCCAAATATAGGTTCGTCTTTTACAATATTAACAATAGCCTGCGTAGTTAGTGGTTTTGAAGTTTTCTTTATTTCTTCAATTTTTTCTTCTTTTTCTTTTTTATTTAGTTTTTCATCTGCCCCTATGATAGCTATTTCTTTAGCTTGTTGTGATGTTGTTGCTGAAAGAGAAGCAGGTAATTTATCATACACACTTTGAAGCATGTTGGCCGCATCTCCATAATAATCAGTTTCAGTTTTTCCAGCATTTTTAATTTTAAGCTTTCTATCGTATTCCGCTTTATTAGAAAGAAATGTAGATTCATAAGCTCCTTTAATTGTTGTTTTTATAAGATCTCTTAAATCTGCTTTATCTTTAATATTATCAATTCTTCCATCTTCATCAAAATCTTCTTTTGCTCTTTCTATAAGAGGTATATTATTAGGGTTAATTTTTTTTGGATCATCATACCCAATATGGTCTATTAAAACGCTTAATGCGTCTAAATCAGATAATTTTACCGCATCTAAACCATTATTTAAATTATCCATATAAAATTGTCTGCTTGATCCATCTGATCCAAATTTTATAGCCGTTTTATTTGCAACGTCTAATAATTCTAAATATTTATCTGATCTTTTATTTATATATTTTTTATTTATTACATCACTCCAATTCGATGTACCTTTTCCGTCTTTAAAATCAAATTTAAAATCATCTGTTATTTCAAATTCCCCTCTTATCATTTTCCCAACATGGTCACTTAACTCCGGAGCATTTATTTTACTTATATCGTCTGGAGTAACATCTGCTATATCAGCAACATAAGCATTATAATCATTAGACATTCCTTTTATCATAGATATTTCTCTTTCAGCAGCTACAGCAATTTCAGCTTGTTGAACCGGATTATTTGAAGCTTTTATTGCATCAATTGCTTTTTGTCTTACTTTTTTAGCAGCTTTCATTACAACGGGTCTAAATTCAGCAGCAACACCTGAAGGATCAATATTACCTAAAACATTTATCGCTTGAGCTGTGTTATCTTCTTGACGAATTTGTTCTTTGCGGGCGCGAACTTCTGCTCTTTCGCGTCTAGCTCTTTGCTCTGCAAATATTTTTTCGCCTTTTTGCACAGCTGGTTCTAATGCTCCTGCAACATCTGCGGGTCTACCTAAACCTAGTGCTTGTCCAATTAATCTTGTATCTAATGCCATAATATTTTATTTTATTTTAGATGCTGCCTACTGCACCACCTAAAAACCCTTCAATTATTTTTCCTCCTTTATCTACAGCTTCGCTTGCCCCACCTGTTGCTGCAGCCGCAGCCACTCTTCCAGCACCAACTACTACATTGCCTACGCCTCCAATTAAACCTTCTGTTGCAGCACGCCTTGCCTCATCTGCTGCTAATTTTCTTGCTGCAGCAGTTTCATACATATCTTCAACTCTACCAAACTCACGTTCTTGCACATATTGAGCACCGCGAGATCTGGTTTGTTCTAATTGTTGTTGTCCTCTAGCTCGCATTAATTGATTTTGTTGCTCTTGTCTTCCAATATCTGCTGCCGCCGCTTGGAATCCTTGTTGCTGTTGTTGTGCTATTGCTTGTGCCAATGCTCCAATACCAGAGCTGCCTGCAGCGCTTTGTAAATTAGATAATGTTCCAGCTAATGCTTGTTGTTGTTGTTGAGCAGAAAACTGCGCAGCCTGTTGATTAACAGTTAAATCTTCAAAAGGGTTAGTCATATTAGCTGTAGGATCCTGGAACTGAAATTGTTCATATGCCTGTCTTTGGTCAGCTAGCTCGGCTCTTGCTTGTCTTTGCTCTCTTCTTCTGGCTCCACCTCCAATAATACCTGTACCAATTCCGGCTAATCCTTGTGCTATTTGTCCAAAAGCACCTGGGTCTTCTTTTGATGTTGCTGAAATAGCGGGCTTTGCAGATGCATAAAGATTTTTTGCTCCTGCACCTGCTTTTTGTAAAAAATTTAATTTTTCAGATTCTACCCCCGGTAATCCCATATTATTATTTTTTAATTACTACTTAAATTTACTTCAGAGTTTACAGCATATAATTCTGCAAATTCTGTTGATGTGTTTTCTAAAGTTACGGTGGCATGATAACCAACTAACCCACTAGTATTTATTACATTATTTTTAGCAAACATAAAAAAGCTATTACTAGACGGTCTTATGTTTGTATCAAGTATATCAGCTACTAAAGATAAACGATCTGAAGCAATGCTAGTGCACTCTCCTAATTCCACAATGTCTTTGTTTTTTTCAAAGTAAACAATATCACCTACCTGTAAAGATTGGTTTATTGCGTTTTCAAATGTTATTGTTATATCTGCCATAATTAATCTCCACTACCAGGTCTTAATAAGTTTCTAATGTTATTTAAATTTTGATTAGCACAAGAAACTGCGGATTCCCATCCAGTACCTCCTAATGGAGCATATATGTATATAAAAGCTTTTGTTTCTGTACTTGTTTTCGTCCATTGATGAAAAAATCCTTCATTCCCAACACCATAATCTTGATCATTTATAACGGTTGAATTTGGCAAACCTCTTCTTGACAATGCATTATTTACAGCTGTTTGGTAAGAAGACGGAGTACCTGATGTTATATAACCTGTATCAACCTTTATTACACCATCATGAATCAATACAAATCTGTCAGGTTTTGAATATGCGTTTGCATAAAATTCAGCAGCTCCAGTTGCTGACCCAATATTAACTTCAATTTTTTGTGGGAAAAATTGCCCTCCACTAAAATAAGCAATATTTGAGCATACGTTTTGCACTTGATCAGGCGTTGCTGCATCTGGAACAGACGTTCCATCTGATAATTCAGTTATAATTTTTTCAGTTACTTGTTCTATTTTATCACGCATAGTTTTTATAAACTTGCCGTCATAATAATAATCTATATAAATGTAACCTTCTCTATCATCATTTGTATTATTTTCTGCAACATTAAAAGTTGCTTTATCACCAACAGTAGCTACATTTTTAATACCATTACTGCCTCTTTCTAATTCAACAACATTCCCGCTTGTTTTAGTAAATGTAATCCAGCTTAAATCTGTTCTAGCTTTCCAAGTAATTTTATTATCCCATCCAATAGGCGAACTATTTAATTCAGGCGTTATATACCCAGTTCCTGCATTACCTAAAAATTCATCAAGTTGACCGTTTGATTTGTCTTTACCAAAAGTTAATGCCCAAGAGTCTGTATCAAAAGAAAACTGGTTTATATTCCATATTCTATTATCGTCAATTACAAAATCATTAGCGTCAACAATACCATCTCCATCCGTATCAATAACATTAGGATCTGGCTTAGCAACTGTTATAGAAAAAGTAGTATTAGCACTATTAAAATTAGCAGTAGCTGCTTGGTTAATAGTAATAATAGAAGATCCTAAACCTTGAACGTCAGCCGTAGTTCCTGTAATATCTACAACATTATTATTAGATGATGTTAATGTTATTGTGCCTGGACTATCAGATTTTATTATTGACATATTAAGGTTGATTTATTGTTATGGTAAAATCAGGATCACCAATTGTTTTGTTTTGATTTACAACTGTTATAACTGGATCTGCTTTTCTAACCTTTAATGATATTGTTTTAGTTCCAGCATTAAAACTACCAAGTGCTGATTGCACTATTTTTATACTTGTATCACCCGCTCCTGTTATTGTTACTACATCACCTAAGACGGTAGCTACGGAACTATTAGCTATTGTATATTTAAATACCCCTGAGCTATCTGAAGATGGATTTAATACAAAGTTTGCATCCCCGTATGTTTTAACTATATCATCAATATTTATTGTAGGATCAACAGGAGGTGCACAAACCTCAATATTTTTTATTTTATCAGGAGCGTTTTGGCTTTCTCTAATAGTTGTTATAAGTAAATTTGTACCAAATAATTTAAAAGTATTTTCTGAATTAGGTAAATTAAATTTTCTTGAAAAACCTAAAATACTATCATGCATTAAATAATCTCCTATTTTAGGAGTTGTTCTAAGCGGATCTGATGTATATAAAAGCCCTCTTGTTTTATATCCTTTTATAACTTCTACATTACAATTACCTGGTTGTAAATAAACAACTTGAAAACCAATATATCCACTGCCACTAGTTTGAGTTTTTAAGTCAAGTTCAATTCTACCAATTTGTTTTGATGGATTTGAATTTATATTAGCTAAAGTATTTAAAGTAAGTTCTGTTTTTTTATTGTTCACCTCTACTTGACCCGTAACAGTTACACTATCTCCATTTATATCAGTATATGTGCCTGCAGTGGCTGCTGTTAATTCGCTATCCTTTAAATCTATAGTATGTCCTGTGGAAGTAAATATTTTTCTAAAATGTTTTGTGTTTGTTCTATCAATTGTAAACTTTTTTTGGAATAAAAAGTTTTGATTTGCGTTATTACTTAATGTACCCTGCAAAGTAGATGTTGTAAAGTCTTCGTCAGATTTATCGGTTAGTTCATATAATATACTAAAGTCTGAAACAACAACAGTAGTTTGTATAATTTCTTTTTTAGGCCTAACACTTATTGTTTTTGATGCAGATGGTAAATTAAATGGTTTAGTTATAAAACCTACTTTTAATAAGTTGTTATCTAATATAAGTTCTATTCTATCATCTAAAGCATATGTTGATGTAACTATATCTGATCCATCTGTTATTTCAAAATCACTAGCATTTATAGTTGGTATAAATTCTTTGCCAGATGAAGGTGTTAAAGTAAATAAATATTGTTTTTCTGCATTTGCTAATAAATTAGCAGGCCCAGTTATAGTATAATTTGCTGAATCTGTATAATTTGAAGTAGTAGCTCCCCCTAAAATAGTTTTATTATATTCTACTGTTAATGTAACATCTTTATTTATTATATTATCTAACATTAATACAGCCTTATTATCAACACTTATATTATCTATTTCAACTTCGCCTGTTATTGTAACTTTATAATGTTGAATACTATACACCATTTTTAAATTACTAATTTTAACAGAGTCAGTTGTGTTTTCAAAAATAAAATCAGATTGCGTCGGCTGTCTTAGTATAGTGTGATTTACATTACTTAAAGTTATTTCTTGTGTAAATGTATTTACGATTCTTCCACCAGTAAATCCTTGTATTTTATTTTTATTACTTATAATAGATCCAAATTGAGAAAACAAAGTAAGCGTTTTAGCGGAAGTTACCGGTCTTAATATAGACACTGATGAGGTTCCTATGTTTGAAGATAACTCAGCGCCATTGCCTGGTAGTATTTCAATTTCAAATGTTTCTTCAGTATCTGCAAAAGGAAAATCTATATCAATTTCATATATTCCATTTGTTCCTAATTCTAAATTTGTTTGTCTATCTATTTCAGAAGTAGTATTTGTAAGCTTATATGTAAATTTTGCATTTGGGTCACCAGATATAACTAATTTTTTTTCTGTATTAAAAAATGTAACATTTGATTTGTCTATTGAAATAGAAGATATTTTCTTTTTTACAACAGGCAATTCTTTAGCTATAACTTTAATTTCATAATCTATATCTGTATTAGTTACGTTTGGTACAACTATTTTTTCTGTTATAGTTATACTACCATTATTATTTATTTTTTTATCTAATAATATAAGACTATTGTTAACAGTTATATAATCAGGTTCTAATTTCCAGCCATTATCTGGTGTAATTGTTCTTGATTTAATTGTTTCTAAAACATTAGGATTGCTAGATATAGAATATGAATCATTATTAACAGATGACGTAACATTTTCTAATTTAACAGTATAGTTTCCTGATATAGATATATTTTTTTGTTCTGCAAAATTAATTTTACATAGCTCAATAACTTTAGCAGTATTTCTTGTAGGTTGTGTTTTTATACCATGGGTATAGGCTAATTTAACATTATTGCCATCTTGTGTAGCAACAACATTAGTCAAATTAAAATTACTAGCTTTTAGCTCATATCCGTTTTTAGGAAATATTGTAATACTTACTGTTGAATTTAATTTTGTGCCCGGAGCTTCATTAACAGTAATTATATTAGAAGTATATTTTTCTGTTTCTTGTGGAGACAACTCAAATGTTAAATTTGTATTTGATACAGCAGCAACTGATGAAATACTTACTGAATTGCTTATACCTTGAAAATTAAAGTTTTTAGCATCAATGTTATCTATATCTTTTTTTTCACCATTTACAAAAGCAAAATATTTATTTTCTTTTTCTTTAAAAGATATTGTATCAGATTTTTGTTGATCAGTAATAACTTTGGCTGTCCAATTAGTTGTTCCTTCATAACCTAAAGTTTTGTAACTTTTAATCATTGAAGGATCATTGTTTATTTCAAGCTCAATTGTTGACTTGTATTGTGAACCGTAAAAATTATTATAGGGCACATTGTTTACATCATGCTCCCACAATTCTCCGTTATTGTATGAATAATAAGTATTATTCATTGATATTGCAAACTCAGGTATAAATGACTTTCTAGTTGGCCAACCATTTGTAGCTTCATCAAAACATACAGTATCTCTACCTATAAATGATATATTATATAATCCATTATAATTGTCATAGGATCCTATTATTTTACTATTATCTATTGTTGAATTATAACACCCTGTATTAAAAAATCTATCAGAAAAAAAATCTGACATTAATATTTTATCAATTGGTGTTAAACCATCTTTTGATAATCTTATTACAGCTCCACGTGCTTGATCTGTAAAATAACATCTAAATCCATACGATGCAAAAGATTCAGGGTTTTTTGATATACCATATTCACCATTATAAGGACTAACCGCGCCTATAACTTTATTTGTTGCAACCACATTAGGATTACCATCTGCATTAAATAATATATCTTTATCAGCTAATGCTCTTACTATTTTATCTTCGCAAAGTATAATAATACTATCGTCCCATGCATGCAATTTTTGTACACTACCATAAGAAGGTAATAAATCTTTAGTTATAGGATTAGCTTGATTAAATTCATTTGATTTATTAACTCCACTTCTTGAATTAACAATACCAGACCATATAAGACCATTAAATTTATGTTCTTCTTTTATTTGCTCAGATATAACAGAGGAAGCCTTAACACCTACGTCTATAAAAGGAGCATTATAATCATCACGTATTCTGTTTGATTCAACACCATTACCAAAACTAAAGCAATTAAACCATTTTAATGTTTGTTCATTTCCATGGTTAGCTATTTCATATGCTTTTTCAGTTTCATAATATATATCTAAATCAGTAACATTTTCAATCGGCTCAGTTTCAAATATTGCTGGATTAGATGGCGACAATACTTCTGTATCATCAATTTCTTTTAAAAACTTTATAGTTAATGTTTTATCAGCATCTCCCGGGCTAGGTATTAAAAAGCTTGCAATAGTGTATTTATTGCCATCTAAATTTCTAAAACCTACAGATTTTTGAGTTATATTATCTTGTTGTTTACCTTTTAAATTTCTTTCATTTCCAACAACTAATTCTACAATAGTGTCAATATTATTTATTTTAACTTTTTGACCAGTTTTAAATAAATTAATATATTCATTACTTTGCATTTGTGAAGTTTCTTCTATATCAAATTGATATTTTGTAGAGTCAAAATTTTTGTCTTTTTTAGTAATAAATATTGGCTCTACAGGACTCGCTAATGCATTATTTCCTCTTCTCTTTCCTAACCTAACTCCAGCTTTGCCATCCACCTCTAAAGTTTCTATGGTTGCATAGTTTTTACCACTAAAAAGCTCTTTGCTGTTATCTTCTAATAAAACGTTATCTTCAACTTTAACAAAAAACTTCCCATCAAATTCTTTATCACCTTTGCTTCCTTCTGTTTTATATATTTCTATACCGATATTAGACCTAAGTGTTTTATTTGCATCCGTATCGTATAAAACATTAACATCATCAATAAAAGGAGTTTTAAATATAATTTCAGCAACAGTTAAATTATTACTTCCAGCATTTGTTTTAAACCTTACAGACGATATTTCATAAAATTTTGTTTTATCTATCTCAGCAGTAAACTTTATAAAATTACCAGGTTTTAAAAACGCTTTAGCGTCATCAGAAATACCATTTGCGTTATTATCTAAAGATTCTATTAATATTCTTATACTATCTTCAGTTGGTGTTTTGTCTTCTGTTTTAACTGTAATAGTTCCGCCATCATCAGTATTACCGTCTCCAAACGCTTCATCAAATTTTATATCTTGAAAAGTAGTTTGTAATTTTTTTCTAAATGCAATAAAGTCTGGTGGCTCGTTAAATATTTCAATTACTTTATATCTATTATTTTGATTAAGCACGGCATTGTTGCTACCGTGTTGTTTTTTTAATAATAAATATGTTTCTTCTGTTATTTTATTTCTTTCTGCTGATGGAAAAGATATATAAGAAAAACCATTATCTTTGTCAGTATATATTTTATCTGCAGCTAAATTATAATACTCTTTTGAAATATCTTTAACGTAGTATTTAAAGTATTTAGCCCATGCAGGCGGCTCACTTGTTAATGAAACATTAAAAGAATTTTGTAAAGCACTTTTGTTTTTTTCAATTTTTATTGAACCAGATTGGCTGGATAATATTGGTGAATGTCTATTGTATTCATCAATATATGAAACACCTATTTGATATGTTCTATCTGATTTAATTGATGATTTTGTATTATTTCTAGTTTTTAACTTTATGTCAAATTCTGCTTCATTGTATATATCATAATTTTGAGTGTAATTACCATATATAATTCTATTAGCAGTAATTTCTTGAGCTTTTGCTTTTTTAGGTACATTATCCCATGACCTTAGTAATTGGTCATTAGGTAATACTGAATGTATTTGTTTTTTAGTTATTTCATAAGTATCAGAAAAATTAATTTTCTTTTGACCCTTTAATGTATATATATTTTGATTCCTTGTTTCTTTAAATAATATTTCAATTTCTTCAACATTATCAGTCCCTAAATCAAAATTAGATAAAACTATTTTTCTTAATTTATTTTCCATCCCTTGATTAAAAGCATGCTTACCATCATATCTAAAATCTTGAGGAATAAAAGCAACTTCTGAAAAGGGTGATATAGTAGAATATTCGCCGTCTTTATATTTCCATCTATAAGCAAACCTTACAAAGGATAATTCATATATAGGCTTATCCTCTATAAGTGTTATTTGTAAACCATAATCTTTATCTTCTAAATCAATGTTTTTTGTTTTTAAAACAAGTATTACAGTTTTATCTAAGCTATTTAGCTGTTTTACGTACGCAACCGCCTCTAAGGCTTCTTTATTTGCTTCAGGATTAGTTTCTAATATTTCAACTTCAGAATTAATTTCCCAATTAGGTAATGTTGTATTTAAAGTAATTTTTATTTCTTCTCCTATATCTACGGCTCTTCTACCTCCATTTGAAAATGAAGCATCCTTAAAAAGATTTATTGTTTCTGTTATTTCTGTTACTCCATCAATTAAGCTTTCTAATAAATCAATAGTAGGAGCATGCATGGGAGCTTTTTTAGCAACAGACAAATCTTCTTCTGTAAAATCTCTTGTTTGTTTTTCTATATTGCCGCTACTATTTTTTTTGCTATACACAACTTTAGTTTGCGCGTCAAATATATTATTGCTAAACTTTTTAAATTTACTTAAATTTATTTTTCTTGGAGCATTTAAGTTATCTGTCCAAAATAATAAATCATCAATTATATTTATACCTGTAATTAAATTATTTTTTGAAAAATTTAACACACCAGCTAAAGTATAAGTAAATAATAAATTTATATTTCCAAAATCTTTACCATTATACTCAATATTTTTAAAAACAAATTTATCTTCTTCTTTTCTGAGAACTGTATTTTTTGGAATTGATATTTTTATGTATGGTTCAGTTGAAGATAAACTTAAGTTATTTTTAACTAATGTTTCTGCACCATTTGCAGCAGGTATGGGCCCGCATAAAGCCTTAAGTTCGGCTTCTACTATATTATCTAAGGTTAATTCGTTTTCATCATTAGATTCAACCGTAACAGCTTTTAAAGTACTTGTGCCGTTTGTTTTAATATCAATTAAAATAGGTGAAACAACGTTTTGGTCTTGATTGTATTCATAAATACCATCAATAGTATCAGATGTTACCATCCAATATATTTTATTTTTTAATGAATACTCAATGCTGCCAATCGTTGACGGGTTAGTTAACCCTAAAGCTGATATTTTTTTATTGCCTAATAAATTTTCAACAGCTCCTACGTCTGATCCTTCAGATGAGGATACGTGAATATTCAAAGCATCTCGATACGACCCGTTTTCAACTAATCTTTCGTCTCGGTCTTTATCCATCCTTCCGGATACAAAAGTATGCTTTAGTTCTGCCATGAATTAGTGTTTAATGTGTTTAGACTTGCCTCTAAGAGTTTGAATAATTTCTTCTGGACTTAACTGAGCTAATCTAAGTTTTGCATTGCGAATTGCAGCTCTTTTTTCTTTTTTAATTCTATTTATTTGGTATTCTGGTATATTTGATTTAGACGAAGCTAATCCATACATAATAGATTTGTATAAAGCTTCTTCAGCAAATTTATGTACTTTCATATCATCATCAGCGTGAAGCCCGTCAGATATATATTTTATAACAATAAATTTATCTTTTAAATTACTTGTAAAATTTATTGTGCCACTAATTTCGTTAATTGTATAAAATCCGTTTTTAGTTGCATGCTGTGGATCTAACCCATATCTTTTACCAAAATCAACATTATAACCATAACCTTCTTCCAAAAAATCTATATTTGAATCTTTTTTAGCATCAGGCTCTGTACCTTCTTTAAATCTTTTTCTTGATTCAGATTCGCTTGCGTAAAGCGGAAAGCCATCGTCGTCAGTTAAATAATTATAATTACTATCTTGTAGTATAGCGAACGGCTCACCTGTTAATGAGCTTTGTTTTAACTTTTGGTGAACACCTGCGTCATCAAGAAAATTTACTTCAACCATTTTAACATAATCATGCGGTAACGCCATTGCTAAAGACGGAGGTAACTCTATTTCTTGTGTTTTTATATTGCCAAGTGTGTCGTAATTTAATTCAGCAATACCTCTTTGTGCATGGTACAATACTTCAGCTCTTTTAGCTTTTTTTATTATTTTATCATCTCCAACTTGAGAAACAATAAAATTACTTATAATATCACCAATTTTTATAAATTGATAAATGCCTTTATCTGCAGAATTATAATGCGCTGAAGGTGTTACTGTTGCTAGAGCCATTTATTAAGATTTTTCCTGGGTTATTTTTTTATTTTCTTTAGCATCTGCTACTTGTATTATGTCCGCTTGTTTAATCACTAAGCCAGCATAAGTTAAAATTTTATTAACTAAAGTTGTTTCTTCGGATGAATGTAATTCATAATTTTGGTGGTCTGCAGCTGATGCATTATATAAAGCAGTGCCATTAACTTCAAAGTATGTCCAATTAGCCTCAACAGGCTTTTTAATATAAGAACATTGAATAGTTGTATTTATTGTTGTAGGATATACAATTAATTCATTTGCTTCTCTTACATATACAGGATAAGTTGTTGTTGGAGTTGTTAAAGGAGATTTAGTTACATAGATATATTCATTTGTTGAAATACCTTCAACTTCATTATTATTATATTGCACAGTACCTAATCTATATAAATTGCTAGGCAAAGTATATTTACCTGAAGATATAGCTAAATTATGATTTTCAATTTTAAATAAATCAATTTTTTCTTTTATATTTTTTACAATATTACCGTATTCATTATTTATTTCTCCTCTTCTATTATATTGATTTAAATCATAAAAATATTGTTCAAATATTTCAAGCTGAGCTTGATTAGCTAATAAGTTATATTCCTGAGGGGTCATATAGCCTCTATTTTCTTTATTGAGAATAGCTAATACTCTTTGATATACTGTATCTATGCTAACCATATTTTTTATTATTTATAATGATAAGGGCCACCTTATGTGACCCTATCACTATAAGATGACTATTTAAGTTTCTTTTCTATTGTTTTAAATACTTCTGTTCCTTCATCTGTTTTAAACCATGCAGCTATTGCTGAGAACGGGTTTTCATCAAAAGGTACAGTAAGTAATTTTCTTTGTGTACTTCCCCAGTGCCAAGATCTTTGATCCTGTGATAAATAAATAACAGCTGCCTCCGAAGCTCTTACTGCTATATTTCTAAGTTGTACATTATCGTCATTTGACAAGCTAATAAATAATTCAGGATTTCTTTTTGCAAATAACAAAAGATCTCTTCTTATTTCTTGTGAAGTTAATTTTGAAACACCTGACCCCTGTTCAACTCTTAGAACAGCTTCAGCATGATCAATCTCCATTTGCTTAGCAAGCATTAACGCTTCTATTTCTAATTCTAAATCAAATAAATCATCTTTAGCATCTTCTTGAGCATCAAGCTCCATATAAACTTTATTTCTGCCTGGATGATATAATGATAGTAATTTTTGTAATTGTGGATTTGTTCTTGATACAAACAAGCCTCCATCTCTAAAAACAATATGCCCTAATGTTGATTTACCTTTTTGTTCATCTCTAAAAGGTGATCTTTGGTTTGTAGCATATCTTAATTCTCTTGAATAACCTAAAGCTTCATCAAAATATAATAACGGTGTTCTTCCGTGATGTCTTGAAGCTAAAGTAAAAGTTAAAGGTGATTTATTACCTTTTAAGACATAAGTTCTGTCTTTTGAAACCCAGTTGTCTTTAACTGGTGCCTCTTTTTGAATAGTACTTTGTACTGTTTCTTTTGGTTGTGACACAGGCTCTTTTGGAGCAGCTGTAGTCGCTTTTTTTGTTGCCATGATATAATATAATAAGATTTATAAAAAGTAAAGACAGGAGCGCCCGAAGACGCCCCATATTCTTTACATTAAGTATTAAGCTACCTGAGCGGCTGTCTTAAATAACACGAAGTTGTTAGCTCCCTGCACACATAAACATCTTTCAGATAAGAAGTGTACATTCATTTCATCAACGTCAGAAGTATAAACTCCACCTACAGATCCAGTGATCCAAGATTTCATTTTTCTATCATCAGCTTCAGAAGCTCTATAACGAACGTGTAAGAATGGACGCTTGATATTTTTACCAAGTTGCTGATCGTATACTGTAGAAGTACCTGCTGGTACTAATAAACCATCAACATTTCCACCTAATCCACGAGTCGTTGCGTCGTTTAAGTATTTCCAGTCAGTTTTGTAAAAATCATAAGAACCTCTACGGAAACCACTGAATCCTAAGTTAAGTGCCATATCCTCACTGTTGTTGAATACTCCAAAAGAAGTACCACCATTGTAGTGAGCGTTAACAGCTCCTAGCATATCATCAAAAGTTAAAGCAGTATCACGATTTAAGAAAAGCATGTTTTCTTCAATTGCTCCTTGCTTGTCTAAGTTTTTAAGGATTTCATCAAAATCACCTAAAGCTGTACGAGCTCCTCCATCAGAGTTATCTAATGCATCTTCTCCAGAGTTAAAGTTTTGGAAAACATTACCTCTTGCTTCAACAGCTGCAAACAAACCTTCAGTACCTTTGTAAGAAGCTCCAATTGCTCCAGACCCAGCTGCTGCTAATTCGCCTTCTACCATTGCCATTTCAAGATAGTCTTCAAAACGTAATCTAGTTTCGTGCTCTGATTTTAAATACCATAAGTATCCACCAGCTCCATTTTCAGTAGTTACTTCAACCCATCCAATTTGCGCAGTGTCAGAACCAGAGATAGAATATTTATCTTTGATAATGATTGGTGAATTACTAAATTGTTGGAAACCAGCATCAACTGATCCAGCCATTCCAGCACTTCCTTTTGCAAATTCAGAACCGTATACAAATACTTTTACAGCAACTGCAGTTCCTGAAGTAAGTCCTGCTGCAGTAAGAGTTGCTCCTCCGTAAGCTAATACAGTAAATGTATTTGTAGTTACAGCAGATACAACACCTTTTACAACGCTATCAGCAGTCCAAGTTACTCCATCATTTGGATATGTTCCAGCTTCGATAATAGCAACGGTTTGTCCAACGCGTACAGCGTGATCGTTTTCAGTAATCACACCTGTAGTTGTGTTAGCCGCGGCGCTATCATAAGCAATATGCAATCTTCCTTGCTCTGACCAGATAACTTGATCTGATGCAGATGGAATTTCAGCACCAACCATACGTAAGAAAGAAGCTACTGAACGATTTCCGTAGCGCTCAACTTCCTTTTCGTATACGTCAGGTAAAAATTGTTTTGTGAATGTCCCTCCTCCTGAAGAGTCATCAAATGTTAGGTAGTTAGTACCAAACAAAGTTTTAGTTGGGGTAGGCGTTAATCCTGCTGGAAACGACCCACCTGAGTTAAATAATCCCATTTTTGTTTAAATGTTTTATGTTAATTTTTAATTTTAAATCGTAAACGACTCATATCATCTCCACTTATTGCTTTGACTTGCATTCCGCTATTTGTTGTAACCTGTTCATGAGAACCTCTAGGATTCATGTCGATGTTTTTAGCAGCTTTCATTTCGCTTTTAACCGCATCGGCTCTCCCTTGCTCATAAAAATGATTAGCAATAGCATCTGCATTCATTGCTGTAAACAAAGCTTTGTGATAACCCTGCGCATCCGCCATTTCATTATTATCGTTAACAAACTTGCTAACTAATTTGTTTATGTCAGATTGAGAGTCTTTAACTCCATTTACATCTTTAACATTGTATCTGTATTTTGAATCACCAACTTTATATTCAAAACCTTTAAATTCATTGGTAAACAATTCATTTGTTTTTTGTTCAAACACAGATCTTTGTTGTTGTGTAGATGTTTGATTCGTTTTATAATCATTGTAAAACTCAACCGCTTCTTTCTGCTCGGGACTTAACTTAGAACTTAACTTAAGATCGTCGTAATATTTGTCTTTAAGATTAGTTAGATTTGATTTAGCTTCAGCTATTGATTCCTTGAATGCTAATTTTTTGCGCTTTATATCACGCTCTTCGTCCACCTCTTCATCATAAGAAAAATTGTCTTCAATTAAGAAGTCAATTTCATCTGCTGCTAAATGAGGTTTAGTTTGTTGATAGTACTCACGTAATAATTGTGAGTCATCCATACTATCATAGTTTTTATTAAGATTTACATAATCTTCTATATCACCACCAGTTTCCCGCATAAACTCAACTAGTTTATTTATATTTTCAGGTAACTCACTGGCTGCTTGATTATTATTTACATCTTCTGTTTCTTCTTTAAGCTTATTAGGAATATCTTTTATCTTATCCGATAAGCTAGATTGTTCTACCGGTTCTTCATCTTGTACAAGTTCGAGCACCGCATCTTCATTGTTAGTGGTGTCACTTTCTCCGGAAGACTCTTCATTTGCTTCTCCGTTGTTTTGTTCTTGTACGTTTCCGCTAGTTTCGGATTCGTCGCGTACAGAAATCTCATCTGCGCTTTGCTCTTGAACGGCATCTTCTTCAGTTTTAGGTTGTTCTCTTAAATCTAGTTTAATAGTGCCGTCTTCGTCAACACTTACATTACTAGGTGTTTCTGTTTGCTGAGCTTCTTCTTGCGGTGCTTCAGCTTGTTGTTCTACTGTTTGTTCAACTGCTTCTTGTGCAGTTTCTTCAACAGGATTAGTTTCTTCTGCCATGATATAATATTATAAAATTAACGGGGTTCAAACATTTCTAAGTTAAATCCACTCCCCATGGTGTCATTACCAGCAGATTCAAACTCTTGTTCGCCTTTGCGATCTTTTCTTTGTTCAATTAATTTTGATTGTTGACTAGCTTGTATTCTAGTTCTTTCGTCTTTGCGATCTTCTTTATATTTTTCTTTATCATTAAAAGCTTCGCCTTCTTTATCTTTAATTGCCATATTAAGATCAAACTCATATTTCATAAGTTCTTTCTTAAGTTCTTTTTCTTGTTGCATTTTTTGCATTTCAAGCTCTGCTTCCATTTGAACAAGCTGAGATTTTTGTTGTGTGATAGCTTGATTCTTTTGTATTTCCATTTGAGCAGCTACTTGAGTATTCTGCGAATTAGCATTTGCTTGTGCTTGTATATTAGACTCTTGTCTTTTTTGATCTAATTCAAGTTTCTTACGCCTTCTTATTTTCAATAGTTGATTAGCAAGCTTAATATTTTTTATTTCTCTAATATCAATTGCATCTTCTAAATAAACTTGATCTTTAGCTAAAGCTTGTTGAATATTGTTTTCAAGCATTGCTTTTTCTTGTTCATCCGGTGATAGCTCAATGAAAATACCAAAATCATGTAGATGCATGTTTTTAATATCATCTAAAGTTGCTACATTAAATCTACCAATGCTTGATATAAAAGCATCACGAGTGGGTGAATACTCTAATACATCAGATACTCTTAAACTAATAGCTTCTGCTGTTTTAGCTGTTAGATATAAACTTGACTGTAATATGTGTCTTGTAGCTGTGTTTGAATTTGCTGCCGCAAGCTTTTGAACGCCAACTAGTGCATTTTTATCAGGCATAGATCCATCACGTGCTTCATTAAGCCCTGTAACATCACGAATCATTTGTAAATAATAATTATATGTATTTATTAATGAACCTATTTTATTGTTACCACCGTTAGAAGTTAGTTCTTGTATAGGCATTTTTCCAGGATTCATATCACCATCTTGCGTTAGCGATCTGCCTATAACAGAACCTGTTTGAAAAAACATATTTAACGCTTCTTGCGGATTATAATTAGTACCATTACCTAAATCTATTTCAGCTAAACCATCAGCATCTAAATAAACTCCATCAGGTATCATTCTTGACATTACCTGTTGCAATTTTAAATGCGTTAGCTGAATCATATCCGCAAAGCTTGTAATTCTACTTACTAAAGATTCAATTCTACCTTTATATATTCTAGGTGCAACCACGTGGTAATTCATCATTACTCTTGTAGTATCGCTTTTGGGTCTTACCATATTTTTAGCAAGCTCCCATTTTAATAATTTTTTAGTACCTAAAACAAATGCTCCATCATAAACTACCTCTATAGATCTTGATTGTTTGTCAAATGGTAAAGATCCATCTACAGGCGGGTTAAACTGGTCATCTTTTTTAATTGCCTTGTCGGCACCAGATGCAGTTTTCTTTATTTTATATACTTGATTATTGTATGTTTTATAATTAAAATATAAAACTTGTATTGTATTTGCGTCTAATACACTGTCTTCGTTTATATATCTATTATGTGAAGAAGCTGTTTGAACACCCTGTTTTGTTAAATCCTTTAAATCATCATCAGATAAATCAGGGAATTGGGTTTTTAACTCATTGATTGTCACGCTTTTAACTTCACCTACATAATATATATCATCAAAATAAGGCGAATAAGTATAAGAATAAACTAAATCAGCAGGATCAACATACTTTACTTTAATACCTTCTGAATTATTAAATTCATTTTTTACAGCGCCAATACCAATAACAGCTAAATCATAATTAAGCCTTCTTTGTGTTAATTCATAATTATTAGAATTAAACACAGTGTTAATCGCTTGTTCTTCTGCTATCTCAATAGATTGCTTGTAGTCAAGTTGCATATGTAGACTAAGCTCTTCTTCATTTTCAGGAAGATTATTTCTGTCATTATTATATACATTAACACCTAACTTATTCATTATTTCGTCAGATATTTCTTTAGTCTGCATATCTTCTAAAACTGATTCTACATAATCTGTTCTTTGCTTTACAGACGCAGGATCTTGAGAAAATGCTTTAACATCATAAAGTCTATCAGCCATGCCGTTAACTACAATGTCTACAAACTTTGGAATAATAGGTACAGGTTTCCAATCTAAATTTAAATAAGATAAATCACCATTAATAGATAATTCATCTTTATATTTTTTTACAGATTGTTCTCCTCTTGCGTAAAGTCTTAACCTGTGAAATTCATCTCTATTAGAATAAAAACGCGTTGCACCCGAATCTCTTTTAAACCATTCGTGTTCAATAGCACGAGCAATTTCTAACCCATATTCTGAGCTTGCTTTTTCAGCATCACTCGCTATTTGACTTGGAAATGAACTTTTTAATATTGTTTCAGCCATGCTACTTAATTATTTCTGAATGCATTCCTTTATTATTAAATCTTTTTATTTTTATATCTAATGATTGTTTTTCTTGTTTTGGTTTTGGATGATATAAATGCCTATTGCAAGCCATAATAGCGAGCCCAGAACTAATAGTTGCATCATATTTTGTTCTTTTATTTATATCAAATTTAGCCCAATCATTTAATGTTCTATTAAAATATATATTGCCAGCTCCACTTTCATTGTAACCTACATAACTATTTATATATGTTTCAATTGCGGCTGCATGAGCTTGCTTTATATCTTCAGACGTATTAGGTATTCCACCTATTTCTTTTTCTGTTACGGATAGTTTATTCCAGATTTTATCTGGTCTATTCATTGAAAACCCTCTGTAACCTCTTCTTTTTAAATAGTATAACAATCTAGGTTTGTTATTTTCCGCTAGTATTGGCATGCTATAAAAAACAATTGCCATTAACATATCTTCAAAAAACATTTCAGCTGTTTGAGGTCTAGCTACATATTCTAAAAAAAATGTATTAGGAGGCGCATCTTCCATGCTAAACTTAGTTAACCCGTGCAAAGAGCCTTTAGAACCTATCCCATCAGTTGTGCCTGATATATCATAAGAGTCGCATCCAAAAGCCCCCATGTGCTCATTACCAGGATGTTTAACTCCATTCTTTACTATTACATTGTTTTGAAGCTTCTTAGGCGGTACCCACGAGATCATAAAGCGGCCACTATTATTAGGTGCAAACATTACTTTAGAATCTTTAATACCGTTTTCCCAAACAAATGAACCTTTTGTTATAAGGCCCTGTCTTACAGCATCTTCGTTGAAATCAATTTGCTCGTATATTTTACTTAAATTAAATATACTGTTTTTAGCTTCATCTCTAAACGCATGCTCCTCTGTTCTTGGAAACTGTCTATAGTATTCATTTAATCCGTCACTATCATGCTTTAAACCTTCAACTTCATTTTCCCAAAACTCTACGACACCTGTTTCAATTTGTAATCCATCATTTCCAAGTATGGGTTTTTCTGGCGTATCAAACGCAGGGTATCCATAAGAATCAATGTATCCTTCGTAATTCCATTCCATAGGTATGAACAAAGAATATAATCCTGAGCTAGTTTGTCCATTGCGATTTCTTCGTGTGACGTTTGAGTCATTATAAAGTCTTTTAAAATTATCTCCTCCCTTATCTAATGAATTAGAAGTAGATCCCATCATACACTTACCAATAATCTTACTACCTAACCGCAATGTTGTTTTAGTAACTCTCCAGTTGTTTAATATATTGTCAGGTCTTTCCCATTTACCGGATTCATCGTGAACTAATAACCTAAGCTTTTCACCATCATAACTGTTATCACCTGTGTTTTTCCAGTCAATTGTTGTGTCTAATCCTTCTAATGTTTGTCTTTCAGATTTTTCCGAGATAGTCTTACGGGTAAGCTTTGACGCGGGTACTCTGTATGCGAGTTCTGATTTGGGGCGGTCCATCCCGTCTTGTATCGGTTTGAAAAAGAATGGATAGTTGACTGATATTGGTACAACCTTGTCGGTAAACATTTTCTTAGCATCAGCACCCGATTTGGACAGTATGCCGAACCGTGCGTCTGAAGTAATTGTTGCCTGATGTACGGTTTCAGCAGAAGACATAAAGCTAAATCCGGATCGTCTGTTTTTAAGATAGCACATTCCATAACACCTAGTGTCGGCCTTGCAGGCTTCCCAAAAAATAAAGAAGAGTCGATTAGCCTCTCTGTAGTCTGGCTTCCCAACATCAATCTTGGTGTGTTGCAAGTACATGTAATGAGAACCAGTGATGTAAGTGGGATTGTTTTTATTATTAAACCAAAAACCTTCTTCACGTCTTGTAAACTCTCTATCAATATACCCATACCATTTGTTTTTAAAATGTTCAGGATAGCTTTCCCAATCGAATATACTTTTTATATTCTTTAAATCTTTAGGATACTCTTCTGGCTCCCATCTTTTATCTGTGTTCACTATATCTTTTGATACAGATGGTAATGCTATACACAAGTTCTGCAGTTCGATTACTTCTCCTATTGTACCGTCTTTGCTAATTACTACAACGTCGTATTCTTTATTGTAACCGTATTCCCATTTTTTATATCTATTATTTTTTTTAATAATATTTTCTTTTATGGGATGTACTGTTTTAACTAAAGTTTGTTCGTACATTATTTAGATCTTCTTTCCGCAAATCCTTTAAGGCTTTCTTTAGCCTCAACAGGTTTATTATCCATCAAGTTTTTTTCTGCTTCAATACGTGTAAGTATTTCAAACGCGTCAAAAATTGCTAACTTTTTTGTTGCTGCCGCATTCTTAAGTCTATCTGCAGCAAGTTCATCCTCACCACCTTCAACTATTATTTCTTCTTCAGCAACTCTTATTAGTTCATGTACAGCCTTATACCCAGCTTGTACTATACTCGACTTCAGTTCCTTTGCGTTCATATTTAATTGAAATTGAATTAAGCGGTACCCTATATAATCTTTCGTCTTCTATAACGAATTCATATTCGCTATTAGGTGTAAAACCTATTAAATCATTATCAGATAGATTAAAGTCTCTTAAATCACTCCCTAGGTGCTTTAAAACGCCCATGAGCGGTTCTTCTTTATCTATATTTAATTTATTTAAGTTGTGAATTGGTTTTACGAAACAAAATCCAGGTGGCGTATGCCATTTACCATTTCTTTTATATAAAAATATTTGTTCGCTGTAACAAAAGTACTTATCCTCTTGAAAATAGCTTCTACTATTTTTTTCTTTACCTCGCATATCATAAAATCTTCTAAATACATTATGATGTACAATTACTTCATCACCTATTTGTAAATATTCATTATCATTAACAATAGGTAATTCTACAATTACACCATTTCTATTTACAAACTTATGATCTTCTATTGAAGTATTAAGTATAAGTTCTTTATTATCAACGCTTTTCTTATTATTGTATCTTCCATTTAAAGGTTCAACAATATAAGCATGCGTATTTTTCATTAATATTGTAAATTATATTCAATTGATATAGCCATGTTCTTATTAAATTGTTTCCAAGGTAAAACCTCATCTTCTTTATTAATGTATATTCTATAGCTGTCTTCTTCTTCTATTATTTCTGTTATAGTATGGCCACCAAAAACTTCTTGACCTACGCTATAATGCATTGCATCGTTTTTATAATCACGACCAATACTAATCTTTCTTATTAGATTCATTTTTATCTTTATTTGATTCCTGTAAAATGTCTGAAATCGCTTTTACTCTATTCAACTCCCTAATTGGGAATTCATTAAGTATTTGAGTAATACGATTAATTTGTGATTCATTTAGTTTAATTTCCATTTTATTTAATTTTAATTAATTATATTATTACGTATTAGCTATTATATTCAAACAATATACTTTAAACTGTTCCATTATTTAATTGCTAAATAGATGTAGGTTACTCCATTACCATTTGTGCCATTTCCAATAGTACCATTTGCAGTAAATCCTGTATCTGTGAAGTCCACTGTATGCACACCACCTCCATCTTCAGCAGCACTACTGTCAGCCATTAATCTGTTATTTACAGGGTTTTCAGTATCTCTTTGAGAATCTAATAAAAACCAAGGTTCATCATTAGAAGTCGATTTAATCATAATAAATCTCGGTCTAAAGCCTAATGTTTGTGAATTTCCTGTTGCACCTGTCCCTGTATAACTCCCTATCTTCTGATACCCTGTAACAGAGTGGAAGCAGTAGGCGATAAAATCAGCGCCACCTGCAATAACTTGACCTGCATTCATTTGAAATACTGTGCTTGATGGAGCAGTGTTGTTCCAGAATAAAGTGCTTGATGCAGCAGCATCGGTAGAATTTAAAGTTAAATATTGTCCTGCACCTGTTGCTGAAGTATAAACAACCCAACCCCCTGTTCCACTTGTGTTTTTTATAACATAAAATTCAGGCGCTTGACTCAAGCCGTGTCCTACAGTAAAAGCACCACTTGATATTGCAGTACCCTTCACAATACTAAACCCTGCCTCTGCATTAACAGAAACTGTACTATCTATAGTACCTTCTGTGTTTATTTGTGGTAGGTTGTCATCGTGGTCTCCTGCTTTCCAACACCAAGCTACATAGGGTCCATCTGAAGAATAAGCCGTTCTACCACCTCCAGAAGCAAAATTTACTGTAAAACCATTCTCATTAAAACTTGTAAATTCATCTGGCGTAAAAGCTGGGTCTGAAGCAGTTAAATTTGAAGATAAAACCTTGTCAGCACCTCTTATACTATCTACTATGTAATTATGGTGTCCAGTACCACGGCACTTTATCCAAACGAGGTCGGGTTTGAAATCGGTCTCAACATCTACAGTCCCAAAAGTTGACCTTCCATCATAAGTAACAACATCAAAGCTATTCTCTACTGTAGGAGTTGTAGTGTCAGGGTCTGCTGCTATAGCTAGGTAGATATAGTTGGTTGTATCATTGTTTATCCAGCTACTTGATGTTTCTATCTGAAAGCCATTTGATAAAAACTGGACTTCCATACCTTGACCATTAGAAGTAAGATATTCGGCTAAACTAGTATTGGCAGATAAGTTGTTACCATACCCTCTTTTATTATCAACTATAACCCAGTTTCTAGCCAAGTCAGTTGCTTTCATCATTATAAATGCAGGTTCAAATCCTGTTTCTACAATTGGTCCTGAAGTAGAACCATTCCCTGTATAAGACCCTATTTTAGAATAGCCATCTACGGAGTGAAATGCGTATGCTACTTCTGTTACAGAGCTACCTCCTCCAATTACCATAGTGTTTGCATCAGCTGTATATGCTGTAGTTGTACTCAAAGCTCCTGTTCCGTTTAAAGTACCAAACTTTTGAGTGCCACCTACATTTACACTAACGTACCAATTCCTTGTAACACTTGTTGTTTTATAAATATACATTTCAGGAGGGGAGTTTAATCCGTGTGATATTGACTGTGTTGCTGTAGTTGGAGATGCTTGATATATTCCAAATCCTGATTTAGTATTTATTGACGCACCTGTTGGGTTTATATCACCACCATCTAATCCTGCTGCACTTGCAGTAGAATATCCTGTTCCATCTATATTAAATGTATTTGTAGACCCCCCTGCGTTAAAGCACCAAGCGACGTAGTTATATGGTGAGCCATTTACTGCCGCACTATTTCCTATTGTAAAACCATTTGAATCAAAAGAAGTGATACTATTCGTAATTGTTTCTTCAGCATCAGTAGTATTAGAATATATCAACTTTGTAGCACCCCTTACACTATCCGCTAAATTGTGTGAGTGAGCAGTAGGGTGATTTCTATGCTTTATCCAAACTAAATCAGGAGTAAACTTCGTAGCCTCTTGGTAAGTTACGTTAGAAGCAGTACCATCATAAGCGTA